ACTGGCCGTTTCCTTGGTAGCTCAACGGTAGAGCGCCCCTACCCGGGTCTTGTAACGGGGAGGTTGCGGGTTCAAATCCCGTCCAGGGAACCATTTAGCTCTTCGCGCCAATCACAGAACGTGAACGGACACCTTCGTTCTATGTAGTCAAACCCAGGGTGGTCATACGTGTACACCCCGAAGGACCCGCACACCGGACACACCTTGGTCGTGTCTAGCAGTTCAGCCGGGAAGTAGCGCCGGAGTTCATTACTGCTCTCGCACAACCACTGATGTACACCGCGTCCGTTGGAGCAGGGGACGCAGCAAGTCCTTCCGGAGGATGTCCAGCGACCACAGTTCTTACATGGCTCCACGGGCAGTCCCCTGGCAGAGACCTTCTTGTCCACTGGGCCCCTCCCTACCAAGCGGTTCAAGTCCAGACGACGAGCCTAGCTGCTTCGGCAGGCCCCAGGACTTCATTCATTCAACGAGGGAGTTGGAGTGGCCACGGAAGAGGAGATGCGTAGCCCAGACTGGTGCTGGACACACAACTGCCACAAGTCCCAGTGCCCACAGCCCGGAGGCCATTGATGCGTTCTCGCCGCTACGACGTGCCAGTCAAGTTCCTGCTCAAGGTCGGAGACGACGAGGAGCTTCTTGAGCTGGGTCGTGCCGGCCTCCCCTACCCATACAACGCCAAGACGGCTATCCCCAGGCTCCTGAGGGAGCTAGCCAAGGAGCTTGAGAGAGGTGACCCGGATGACGGAGCCAAGACCCGGTGACTTCGGGCTCACCAAGATCAGTGGACTGGCCGGCGCCTTCGTAAGCGCCGGCCAGTGGTTTGTTGGGGACGTCGCTCCCGTCCAACACGCCCTGGTCTACGTCGGAGGCGGCATGGCCGTTCAAGCCATGCCCTCTGGTGCTGAGGTCATCCCACTTGCGGAGGCCCGCCCCGTTGCGAAGTGGTCAACAGATCTGATCGACCTCACCGAGGAAGAGCGATTCGACATCTGTGTAGAGGCTCTCCTGCTGGAGCACACCCCCTACTCCTTCCTGGACTACCTGTCGATCGCCCTCACTCGTCTTGGCATGCACTCAAAGTTGATTCGAGACCGCGTCCAGGGGTCGGGCCACCTCATCTGTTCACAGCTCGTAGTTGAGGCCTACCGCCGCGCCGGCGTCGAACTGTTCGGCCCTGACACCTTCCCTGGCGACTACACGCCTGGGGACCTCTGGAACCTCCTCAAGAAGAAGGAAGCTGATGCACGAGTCTGACGAGCTTGACTACGACTGGTGGTCTGAGACCAAGCGCCCCTCCAAGTCCGCGGATCGCAAGGGCTGGCGTACCGCCGTCCAGGAGGAGCTTGACGACCTCGGAGACCTCTACGAGCTTCCTGAGGGCATTCGTCACCGGGACATCCCGGGGGTTCGCCTCTGATGTGCGCTACCGGACGTTGTACTGAAGGGGTGCGGTACCGAGTTGGTGTTGATGACGACCGGTACCACGATGGCCTCACCAAGCACTACGACACTGCTTATCGGAACGCATGTAAGACCCCGCAGTTCCGTCAGACACACGATGACTGTGAGATCTGTGCCTTCATTCGAATGGGGTTCTGATGAACCGTGAACCCCGAGTCCTGACCGTAGAAGAGATGGTGACGGTCGCTTTCATGGGCTTCACGCTTCTCTGCTGGGAGGCAATGCCCCAGCGATACGTCACGGGATTGGAGGTCCCCAATGGGTACCAGGGGACCGACCCCCAAGGAGAACGCAGTTCGGAAGAACAAGCATGAGTATGAGGTTGAGCTGAGCCCTGAGGCTCAGCCTGGAAGACCTCTCCCCAAGTACCTGCCCGTGGCTACCAATGCGGCTAAGCACTTCTGGAAGACCTGGTCTCAGTCCCCTCAGTCAGCTACGTGGATGGAAACCGACTGGCTTGAGTTGGAGAGCACGACTCTTCTGGTCGATCAGCTCTACCTAGGCGAAACCAAGGTGGCCGGCGAGATCCGTCAGCGGGTTGCCAAATGGGGTGCGACCAACGAGGACCGCGCGAGATTGCGCATGAAGTTTGAGAAGCCTTCAGGAGGGCCTGAGAGCCCATCTGCTGAGACCACCAACGTAGACATGGACGACGACTTGTACAAGAGGCTGAGAGCCGTATAGGGGGTGATGTGGGATGCCTCAAACGGGGAACCTCCCGAATGGCGTTCCGAAGCCCTCAGAGACTCTCGGCTATCAAATCATTCGGTGGTGTCAGAAGTACGTTGTGACGCCGGATGGTGAACGAGCCGGCGAACCCTGGAAATTCACTGACGAGCAGTTGAGGTTTGTGCTGTGGTTCTACAGCATCAAACCTGATGGGAGGTGGGCCTACTCAGCCGGAACGCTCAGAAGAGCGAAAGGCTGGGGCCCACCGCAAGACACCTCTCCTCGCAGCACTGGCCATTGTGGAGTTCCTTGGCCCTTGCCGGTTCAGCCACTTTGACGCCTTCGGGCTCCCGGTTGGGAAGCCCGTCCCTCTGCCCATTGTGCAGATCGGCGCCACGGCACTGGATCAGACCGAGCAGACCCTAGACATGATCCGAGGAATGCTCTCGGAGTCTCCTGCCGAAGAGAAGTACGGACTTGAGATCTCCAAGAGCATCGTTCAGTTCAAGTCTGGCAAGCCTGGAAGCATCAAACCAAAGGCCACAGCAGGCCGCACAAACGAGGGAAATCGTCCATCGTTTTGCGTTATGGACGAATGTCACCATTGGGTTGGTAGCAATGGGGGCCCTGATTTCTACCAGGTGTTGAAGCGGAATATCGAAAAGACCACCAAGTCTGGTTCGAGGTGGGTTTCGACCACGAATGCTTACAACCCCAACGAAGACTCTGTGGCTCAGATCATCCATGAGTCGGAGATGGTACGGCAGGGCTTCTGGCTTTATGACTGCCTCGAAGGTGACATCGAAGTCGAGGACATCCGAGATGAACAGAAGGTTCGCCAGGCTCTCATAGAAGCCTATGGGGATGCCTCTTGGGCTGACATCGAAGGTCTTACCAAGACGATCCTGTACGACCGCACAACGCCCGATAGCACTTACTGCCGGTTCTACTTCAACCAGATTGCAGAGTCCTCTGACGGTTGGATGTCGAAGGTCGAATGGGACGCCATCCACTCTACCTATGAGCCCATCAAGCCTGGGGATCAGATCGCCATTGGCTTTGACGGCTCTATCCGCGGTGACGCAACAGGTCTTGTGGGCTGCCGGCTCAGTGATGGGAAGCTCTTCGTCCTAGACGTTTGGGAGCGTCCCAAAGACGCGAAGGACGATTGGGAAGTAGACACTCTCGCGGTTGAGGCCGCGGTTTACAAGGCCTTCCGAGACTACAAAGTCGAGTGGATGTACGGAGACCCTCCCTACTTCCAGGAAGCCCTTGGTAGATGGGCTATGGCCTTTGCTACCCGTGATACCGAGTACGTCTATGAGTTCTGGACCAACAAGCCTACTCGCATGGTCCAGGCCACCGAGCGTTTCCGCTCCGCGGTGATGACCAAGGAAATCTGCCACGACGGAGACGAGCGTCTTACTCGTCACGTCCTCAACGCCGTTACCCGCGAAGTCATGGTGGGTGGCGAAGTCGGAATCCTCATCCAGAAGGACAGCCCACGATCGAAAAGGAAAATCGACCTTGCGGTGTGCGCAATCCTTGCCCTTGAGGCGAGAGCGGATGCTATAGCCGACGGGCGCATGAAGCGCCGTAGGAGTCGCGTCGTGGGGTTCTAGTTAGGAGGCCCCATGATTGTCCCTCCCAGTGGCTATACAGCCGTTGGTCCACCGGAGACAGAGGTTGACTGGCTTGCCTTTCTCCAGGGGAAGTTGACTGAGAGACGGGCTGACATCCTCAGGTATGCCAGTTACTACGAGGGCGAACAGCAGAAGCTAGCCTTTGCTCAGGCCCGGTACAAGACTGCCTTTCAGCAGATATTCGAGGACTGGCGAGACAACTTCTGCGGACTCATTATCGACTCTGCTACTGAGCGAATGAGGGTTGAGGGCTTCCGGCTTCCTTCTGACGGGAAGATGGACAAGGACGCCCGGGAGTTCTGGCAGAGGAACAGCCTCGATGCTCTCGCCAACGGGGTGCACCTGGACGCGATGGTCCAGGGCCGGGCCTATGTCATCGTCTGGCAGGGCAAGAATGGTCAGCCCACCATCACTCCCGTCTCCGCAGAGGAGATGGTTGTCCAGTACAAGCCCGGCTCCCTGACGGAGCTGGAGGCCGCGGCCCGGTTCTTCCAGGATGCGTGGGGGCGGACTTGGGTGACCCTCTGGACTGAGGAGTACGTCTACGAGGTCCCCCTTGGGAAGACCCAATGGGAGCAGGGCGTAAGACGGCCCAACCCCATGAAGGTCGTTCCGGTAGTCCCGTTCCACAACAGGTCTCGCCTCGTTGGTGACCCTTACTCAGACCTTGCCAACGTCATCCCAATCCAGGACGCAATCAACAAGATTACGTCCGATGCCCTCCTTGCTTCCGAGTTTGCTGCTTGGCCTCAGAGGTGGGTTACAGGCCTTGAGATCCAGACGGATGAGAACGACAATCCCAAGCCTCCGTATGACGTTGGGGTGGACAAGCTTCTTCAGGCCGAGAACCCCGAAGTTGTGTTTGGCCAATTCCAAGCAAGTGACCTCAAGAATTATGTGAACCTGATCAATCTTTTGGTCCAGCACCTCAGTTCGGTGTCCAGGACCCCGAGCCATTACTTTCTGGTCAACCAGGGTAATGCACCCTCGGGTGAGGCGATTATCAGCGCCGAAGCCGGCCTTGTCTCAAAGGTCAAGGAACGGATGCTCTACTTCGGCGAAGCCTGGGAGCAGGTCATTCGACTGTGCTTCCGAGTCAAGAGGGACAAGAGGGCTGAGGAATTCAGCCTGGAGACTGTGTGGGCCGATCCGGAATACAGGACCGAAGCCCAGCACATTGATTCACTCTTGAAGCTTAAGCAGCTCAACGTGCCCGAGGAAATCCTTTGGATGCGAGCTGGTTTCAGCGCTACCGAGATCCAGGCCTTCCGCGAAATGCGGAAGGAGGACGCCAAGGAAGCGAAGGAAGTTGCGGAGCTTGGGCCCCAGGCCCCTGCTCCCGGTGCCCCTGGTGGGGATAAGGCAGCCGCAATGGCAGCCAAGCCGCCGCAGGGCAACTCCGGGAACGTCTCCCGGAAACTCAACGAGAAGAAGTAGCCGGCCGAAATGGACGGCTTAGCTCAGACACCGAAATGGGATGAGAGCATGCCTGAAGAGAGCACTACTGAGACGACCACCACGGAGGCCACGACTACTGAGACGAACTCTCAGGAGCCGAAGGCTCCGACCACTCTTGAAGACGCCCTGGCCCTCCTGGAAGAGGAGCGCAAGAGCACTACGAAGTGGAAGGCTCTGTCTCGTCAGAACGAGAAGAAGTGGGAAGACGCTTCTGCTGAGCGGGATCAGCTCAAGCAGTCCCAGATGACCGACGCTGAGAAGGCTATTGAAGCCGCACGTACTGAGGGCCGGAATTCCGCACTCAGTGAGGTGGGCACAGACCTGGTTACTGCCGAAATGGCTCTCCAGGCTGCTACGGCCGGCGTCACCCTTCCCTCCGCCGAGTACCTGAACGTTTCCAAGTTCCTCGGAGAGGACGGCCGGCCTAACAAGGAGGCCGTGAAGTCCTTTGTCGAGTCTCTTCCCAAGGCCAAGGAAGAGTTCCCGAATCTTCAGGGTGCAGGCAAGCAGACTGGTGGGGCCCCTGAGGTCACCACCATGGACCCGAACGAGCTTGCAGACCTCATTACGGACGGGTCCTTCATCTAGTCACTCCCTTTCTGTGAGCCCTCCCCCTCCGGAGGGCTTTTTTCATGCCCTTTGGAGGCCAATACATGGCTACTACGCATCACTTTAATCTTGACCCGAAGCAAGTCACCATTGCTGCTCTGGGTCTTCTGGACCGTCAGCTTACCCTTGGCAGTCTCCCGGCCCGCTATTCGGAGCTGGACTTCACTGGTGGCCTTGGTGACGTAATTAACGTAAACCGCCCGAGCCGTTCAATTCCGGTTCAGGAGACTGGTGTTTCCAACATCATCAAGAACCCGATTACCGGGGACAAGAACGTCTTTGCCGCGGCTTCTGACCGGCCGCTTCCGACGACTGCTCGTCGGGCTCCGAACGGCTTCATCAATGAGACTCGGTTCCCGGTTCAGCTTACGACCTTGGCCCAGAATGCTTCTGCTCTCTCGATGGAGCAGGTGGCTTTCGACCTGAAGAAGTTTGGTGGTCAGGTTCTCGCCCCGCTTACCCGCGGTATGGCTGAGTACTTCGATGACACGATTGCTGCTTGGATCAAGGCCAACATCACCCGTTCCGCCCTGACCGTGGGGCAGAAGGCTGTTATCGGTGGTGACGTTGAGGTCACCATCCCGACCTACGACGGCACCCGGGAAAACATGATGGAGCGGGCCCTTCAGCTCCGTGTGGCCTTCGTTGATGCGCGTCTTGCTCTCAACCGGGCCAACGTTCCTCACTCCGAGCGTTACGTTATTGCCGGCCCTGAGGTTGAGGCGATCCTTCTGAAGGACCCAGAGTTCGTGAGTGTCGACTACAGCGGCGACACCAACGCCCTTCGTCGGGCCATCATCGGTAGCTACTACGGCTTCGATGTCGTGGTTCACAACTCGTTCGACCTGGAGATGTACTTCTTCCACAAGTCGGCGTTCCTTCTGGCCTCTGTCTGCCCGGCTATCCCGATGGGTGCCGTTACCGGCAGCGTGCAGAACGTCAACGGCATTGCCACCCGCATGCTCGTTGACTACGACTACGACCTCAAGGCGGACACCATCGGCCTGGACACGATGTACGGCTTCACCACCATCAAGGAGGATCCGGACTACAACGTCCGCGGAACCGTTATTGGTGAAAAGTTCGTCCGCGGTCTGAAGGTGAACATCACTGAGGTTGCTCCGACTCCGTGACCGAACCCTTCCCTTTGAAGGGAGGGATGACTAGTGGCTTTTGTCACTGTTGAAGAGGTGGCCACCCGTCTTGGGTGGCCCCTTACTCCTGATGAACAAGCTCGGGTCCAGGCCTTCATTGATGACTGCACAGCCCTCATTGAGGAGTGGACAGGAAAGGACTTCGAGCGGAGGACGAACCAGTCGTTCCAGCTCCCTGCGATGTGCAGCCGGTTCCTCACCATCCCCCGTCGCTACATGCCCTACCTCACGGTGACAGCTGTCTCCTTTGAGGACGGAGTACCGCTGACGGACTGGACGTACAAGAACGGCTGCCTCTACCGAGAGGCCGGCTGGGACCAGGGCCAACTTGTCATGGTCACTGGCTCCTGGGGGTACAGCCCTCTGCCGGCCGTCCTCAAGACTGCCACCGCGGCGGAGGTCATCCGGTGGATGGCCCAGACCCCTGGCCTTGCCATGGAACGTACTGGTGAGCGGGAAGTTGAGTACGCCACTGCGTCTTCACCTCAGTCCCTCTCTCAGGCTGCCTGCCTGGCACTCCGACGCTGGAGGCCTTCATCCGGGACCATCACCCTCCGCAGGGAGGACTGATGAGCCAGTACGACGAGGCCATTGAGGTCTACTCCGCTGCTGAGGTTGAGGGCACCTACACCGTGAAGAGGGACTGGGATCATCCGGTCCTCGTCCTCTCCTCCCGTGCCAGTGTCCAGCCTGAGCGTGGCTTCGAGATGCGCTCTCCTGAGCGAGACTTGGCTCAGTACCGGCTACACGTCTACATGCCGTACACGGAGCTGGTGGACGACCAGCACCGCGTGAAGTGGCGTGGGGACTGGTACGAGATCGACGCTCCTCCGAACCTCTGGCCCTACGGCTCAACCCGTCATACGCACCTCATGATTTGGAGGGCGAAGAACGGATGAGAGAGGGCGAGTTCAAGATGACCATGCATAGAGGATGGGAGAACGAGGTTCTCTCAACTCTGGAAGCTGGTGCTCTTGTTGCCGAGGTCACCGGGGAGCTTCGGAACATGGTCGTTCGAGATGCTCCAAGAGCCAAGAACACCAAGACCAACTGGAACCAGATCAAGAAGAACATCAGTGCCTTCGTCGAGAAGGACGCCAGAGGCTACTACGGCAACGTCACTATCGAGCTGAACGACCGTGTGCGTCACGCCCTGCTTCAGGACCGAGGTTGGACCGACCGACGAGGACGCCGGCACCCCGGTAAGCGGTACCTGCGTGAAGTCCTGTTGAAGGCGAGGATCCAATGAGCCTTGACCCCATCGCTTCGGTGGTCCAGTTCCTTCGAGGCCTGTCGGACCTGCCTCCGGGCAGTGTCGTCGGCGACATGAACGCTCGTGAGGTGGGGGACACCACGGTCTACGTAGAGCACAACGGTGGCTATCGAGTTGTCCGGGACTGCATGGACCGCGTGTTCGTCTCGTACGAGGTCTACGACCTTGACAGGGAGAAGGCCGCGGAACTGGCCTTCCTTGTCCGGAACCACCTCCTGACTGGTCTGCGTGCCGTGACCGTTGGGTCTATGTACTTCCTGGACGCTCATGACGAAGAGCTTCCGAACTACGAGCCCGACGCCAACAGCCGAGAGCACGTCTACTGCGGGGAAGTGTCCCTGTACTACACCGAAGCCTGACTAGACATCTTCCCAACGGCTCCTTATGGGGGCCGTTTTTTGTTTGCCCCCATCTGTGAGGAGAGCACATGCCTTCTGGAAATGCTGAAAAGATCCGGTTTGCTCCGGATGGAATGATCTACCTTGCCCCTGTCGGGGGCTCCCTGGTTCTACCTACCGAGGTCGGTGACGGTCTTACCGCGCCTGCCGGCTTCAAGGCACTTGGATACGTTTCAGAGAACGGTGTCACCATGACTCCGTCTATCCAGACCACGCCCCTGCCGGCCTGGCAGTCCGCGGCTCCGGTCCTCTACAACGTTGACTCTGCTGCCTTCCAGCTTCAGGCGACTCTGCTTGAGGCTTCGAAGCTCGTCACTGAGACGTTCTTCGGTGCGGAGTGGCAGGAGGTTGTTGAGGACGTTGCCGGTACTCCGACCCCCACGGGTGAGTACCGCCTGAACCTCTCCAGCCTGCCTGAGCTGAAGGAGTTCGCAATCGTCGTGGACTGGAAGTACAAGGCGAACCTTTGGCGTGCGGTCATCAGCCGTTCCATGGTTGCCGAGCGAGGGGCCATCACCCTTCAGCGGACCCAGAGCCAGCAGTTCGAGCTGACGATTGACGCCATGGACTCGGACGGCAGCCTTGGCTACGTCCTCACGACTGAGGACATGAGCGCCTGATTTTTGCGCTCTCATAGTTGATTCGAGACCTTGCCGGGGGGTCTGAAAAATCCCGGCACCTCTCTCTCACTCACTCATGTTCCTGGAGATTCCCATGCCTGCTGCTGCGCGTAAGACTGCTGCCCCAAAGACTGTGAATGCCGCTAAGGCGGCTGAGGCTGTTCACGAGGAGAAGACCGAGGACGAAGAGCCGAAGGTCAACACCTTTGAGTACAAGGGTACGACCTACTCTGTGCCGGCTGATCCGCTGGACCTTCCGCTTGAAGTTGGCCTGGCTGAGTCCGAGTTCGAGATTGCTCAGGAGATCGTTGGTCCTGATCAGTGGTTGGAGTTCCGGAAGACTCGCCCGACCATCCGACAGTTCCAGGCGTTCCTTGAGCTTGTTCTTGAGGCTGCTGGCTACGGCGATTCGGGAAACTGATACTGACCGTCCGATGCCTGGGAGAGTTCAGCGATGAACTCGAAGCAGACCTCAAGGAGTTCTTCCAAGAGGATCTGCGCGACTACTGGCGCGGGCGGTTGTCTCTCCGACAGATCAGCGTATACATCAAGTCCCTCATGAGGAAGCCGGGTAGGTCGACCCTCCTCATGGCTATGGACGAGTCCACGGAGTGGGGCGTTGAGCAGTACCTCATGGCTCGAATCTCCGACGCCTTGGAGCTGTCCAACTACCTCTTCATTCAAGCGAACTCAGGTGAGGACTCCGAAGAGATTCCTGTACCTGAACCTGTACGCCGGCCTGGTGACCCGGACGTGGTTGTCCAAGAGAAGCCCAAACCCGAGGAGTTCGCGTCTGGCCATGAAGTGGCCGCGTGGTTCGCCAACATGAATGGCTTGTAGGAGGCCGTATGGCTACGACTGGCAGCGGCCGGGGACCTATCAAGGTCGGAAGCGGCTACATCGACGTCTTCCCAAAGATCAACCAGAAGCAGCTTCGAGAAGCCAGAGCTCAGCTCGAAAAGCAGATGGGGGCCTCTGGGAAGAAGGCTGGCAAGGCTCTCTCGGATGGCATCTCAACTCAGCTTGCCAACATCCCCAAGAAGGTTGCTCAGGCCTCTCAGAAGGCCCAGAGGGAGCTTCAGAAGGGTGCCCAAGACTCCAAGAAGGTCCTGAAGAGGATTGAGCAGGAGATCACTCGGGACTACGGCAAGGAAGCTGGTAAGAGGTTCCGTGAGGCCGCGGAGCTGGAGAAGAAGAAGGCCAAGCTCCTCCAGAACACCTCTGCTGAGACTCGTCGGGCTCTTCAGACGACTCTCCGGGAAGAACAGCAGGCAGCCCGAACCACAGCTCAGGCCTGGCAGACGGCTGAGCGTGAACGCATCCGGATGATTCGGGAGCGTCAGCAGGCAGCCGAGAGGGCTGCTCGTGAGGAAGCTGCTGCTCAGCGCAGGGCACAACAGCAGATGCGTGAGGAGGTTCGACGCACTCTAGCTGAGGCTCGTACTGCCCGACTCGCTGACCTCCGTAGCCAAATGGACTCCCAGCGGGACCAGGTTGCGTCCCTCCGAAACCAACTCCGCGACTACCGCAGACAGATGCAGGATCATCAGCGGTCCATCGGTCGTGGTCTCACTGACCTCCGTACTGGTTGGCGTCGACAGGGCGAGGCTGTTGAGCGTCTCGGTACCAACATCGTTGAGACCGGACGACTCGTAACGGCCAATCTTCTCGGCCCCCTTGCTGCTGTCTCCTCAGTTCTGTCCACCATCGGTATCCAGTCCGCTGACATGCGGATTCTCGGTCAGATGGGTCTTTCTGCGGCTGGAGTCTCAAAGAAGACTTCTGCCAAGGAAATGATGGAGATTCAGCGGTACGCCATTGATACTCCGTTCAGCATCGACACGATGCATGAGTACCAAATGAAGCTCATTCGCTCCATCGCGGGCAATGACAAGACTTGGTATAAGAAAGAGACCAAGGGCGCTGCTGCTGACCGTGCAGCCGGTAAGACCACGGACATCATCAAGGCCATTGGCGACACCATGGCTCGGGCCGGAAACCTGGACCCCGAGATGTTCAAACGGGCCATGTATGCGACTGACCGCATCATGGACATGGACAAGGCCCCGACGAGGAACATCAACCAGCTTGTCCAGGCAACTGGTATTCCTGCCGGTGAGTTGGCCCGCATGTTCGGCTTCCAGAACGCAGGTGAATTCTGGAAGCAGGTTGGTACGCCCGTCGCCAAGGGTGGCGGTATCTCCGGTCAGGACATGATTAACAATCTGCTCCAGGCCTGGGACCCGAATTACTTCGAAAAGGGCAAGAACGGCAAGCTGAAGATTGACCCGAAGACGGGTCAGCCGATCGTCAACTCTGGCGCTCACAGCACTGAGGGTGGTTCGGCCGGCTACGGCGAGAGAATGACCTCTGCCACCATTACAGGCCGGATCTCCCAGATGAAGGAGCGGGCTCAGTTCGAGCTTGGTTCTCTCTTCGCCACTGAGGGAGAAGACGGACAGTACAAGTACACGGGCCTTGGTGAGTCCATCATGGGCAAGGCCACGGGCACGGACAAGAATGGTAACACCGTCTATGAGGGTGGTCTTCTTCAGAGCATTCAGAAGCTCGGAGGAGATCAGAAGGACAACGTAAGCACGCTCCTCAAGACGTTCTTCGAGTCCATCGGCATTTTCGTCGATCAAATCCAGTGGTTCTCTGACTGGCTAAACGCTCACCCCCAGGTCAAGGAAGTCTTCGCCAACCTCCTCAAGATGGCTGCGGCGGCACTGCCGTTCATCATTGCTATGGGCCTCCTCACGAAGACCTTCGGCAAGGTGAACAAGATTCTGGCTGCTGCTCTGTCCCCTCTGGCTGGCATGTTCAAGGGCATGCAGGGAGCCGTGCGGACGGGCCGTCAGGTCCGGGCCGGTGTCCAGTCTCGCCGTGAGGGTGGTTCCTTCCGCGAAGGCTACCGGGACCGTCGTACCGAGCTGCGTGACGGAGACACCCGTGGTCCCCTGGCTCGTACTCGTGACAGGGCCACTGGCCGTAACTCGAACCTGGACAACCTCCGGGGTCAGGTCCGGGACACAGAGGATGCCATCAGGCAGACCGAGGAGAGCATCACCGACCTCCAGCGCCAAATCCGGGAAGTCAACTCGGTCTCTATCCGTCAGCTCGTTGACCGCTTCGCCGGCTCATCCGGCAACGGCAGCCTCCAGGGCGCAGCCAACAACGCTGGCAACCAGGTCAACACCGTCCGTACTCAGGTTGGGGAGCTGAACCGAGCTGGTCTCGGAACTCTCTCCGGTGAGGTCGAAGGCCTCCGGGAGAAGGTCCGGAACCTCCTCCAGGAGGTCAGAAACACCAACTCCTCCGTTGGCTCCCTGAACGACAAGAAGCTGACCTCCCTGAAGGTCACTGTGGACACCACCGAAGGGGTGGTGAGCGACCTCAAGAACAAGGTCGACAACACCTCACTCTCTGTCGGAGATCTAAACGGCAAGAGCCTCGGCCGGCTCCGGGACCAGATCCGGGACACGATCAAGACGGCATCTGACCTTGAGAGCAAGATTAAGGATGTCCGAGGTCGTGTCACCAACCTGAACGGTGCCGGCCTTGGCAACGTCCGGAAGCAGTTCAATCAGCTCAACTCCGCGGCCAATGAGGTCTACAAGACCGTGGGTACCACGAAGTCTGGGGTCAACGGCCGTATAACGACTCTCAACGGTCGGAGCCTGAAGAGCATCATCGGTCACGTCAAGGACTTGAAGGATGCTCTGGACAATGCCGACGGTAAGGCTGAAAACCTCAACAGTTCCCTCGGGGACATCTCCAAGCATGCACCCGGTGGAGGTGGCTCCACTTCAAAGAAGAAGCGGGCTAGGGGTGGTCCTATCGGTGTCCTTCCTGGCTACACGCCAGGAAGGGACGTACACACCTTCACCAGTGCCACGGGTGGCCAACTGGAGCTTTCCGGTGGTGAGTCGGTCATGCGTCCTGAGTGGACTGCTGCTGTTGGTCCCCAGGCAGTCAATGAGTTGAACCTGATTGCCCGGACCAAGGGTGTTCCTGGTGTCCGTGAAGCAATGAAGTTTGCCGATGGAGGCATCATTGGCAAGCTCGGGCTCGGGGGGCTCATTGAAACGGCGAAGGCCTTCAATGTGGGCCTGGACGTCATTGGTGCCGCCCGAACGATGGACATGGACAGCTCTTCTCGTCCCCTCGGTGGCGGCGTTCAGCGAGGAATCATCGGTTCTGGAACGGACGGAGCCCGCTTCATCGGTGGGGACGTGTCCAACAGGCTCAACACGATGTACAACTTCATGTCTGGGGACATCTGGACTGGCCTGAGGAGGCTTCCTACTGGTTTCAGTCAGATTCTCGGCATGATCGGAGGGGCTCTAGCTCCTGTGGCCGGTGAACATTTCTGGGACGACGTTTGGAAGGGCAACGGAAACATCCTGGAGCGGGGTAATCGCTTCATGAGTCACATGTTCACGCCGAGCACCCTTACCGATATTGTCACTGGCCTGTTCAGTAACGCCTTTGATTCAGTGAAGGGTCTTTTCAACGCCGCTAAGTCGCTTGTAACCGACCCGATGGGGACTGTCAAGGACACCATTGGTGGCGTCTGGGAGATGGCCACCGAGTCCTATGACGGTGTGATCAACACCGTCAAGGGAATGAAGGAGATCTGGCAGAGTCCGAAGGACTACGCAAGTCAGGTCGTTGGCGATATCTACTCCACGGCCAAGGAGTCCCTCCCGAACATGGAGGGCCTGTTCGACTTCTCCAACAAGGACAAGCTTTCTGTTTCCATGCCCAACCTTGACAAGCTTCTTGAGACGGGTGGGCCTGGTACGGCTAGGGCCCTTATGTGGGCCCGTACGCAGAACGGGAAGCCTTACCAGTGGGGAGGAAACGGGAATCCCTCGTGGGACTGCTCCGGGTTCATGAGTGCTATTGAGTCCGTAATCCGCGGACAGAAGCCGCACCGCCGTTGGGCTACTGGTTCGTTCCGCGGCTCAAGTGCTCCCGATGGATGGGTTCGAGGCCTCAAGTCTCCATTCATGATTGGTGTCACCAACGCAGGGGTCGGGCACACGGCAGGGACGATTAATGGCGTCAACGTGGAATCGAGAGGTGGAGACGGAGTTGTTGTGGGCCCCGGAGCAAGAGGCTTCAACAGCAGCCTGTTCACCGATGTCTACGGATTCCGCCCCTCAATCCCCAAGGGCTACTACGCCGGGACGCTTTCCGCGTCTCCCGGATTGGCTCTGGTGGGCGAGAAGGGTCCGGAGCTGGTGAATTTCAAGGGTGGAGAACGGGTCTACAACAACCAGGAGACCACTGACCTGATGGCCGGAAGCCGTCCGGTGTATCTGACCGTGAACGAGGCCAAGGCCGAGAGCACGCCACAAGCGGTTCTCCGGGGTTTCCAGTGGATCGACGCCATGTATGGAAACCGGCTCTAAGAAAGGGGTGGATGCATGCCTATTCCGGTGCTACGGAGGGTGCCGACAGTACCCGTGCCAACGGGCCCTCAACCACCTCAGCGGGTGCACTGGGGGAGGACGTACGTGTCCATCCAAGGGAAGAACGGTGAGGGGGAGGAAATCCCCCTCACCAACTTCTCTAATAGCAGGTGGCCAGGCATTGTGATGATGCCTGGTGCCACAGGCCTGGACGCACCTCCCTTTGAGCTGCACGCGGACGACAGTCCGAACCTGGACGGGGGGATCTTCCGCGATGCCAGGGCTGTTGCACGAGAAATCATGCTTCCGATCTACCTGCACGGGATCGACCGGAAGACCATCCGAGATCTGAAGAGCCGCCTCGTCTCCAACCTGAATCCCAAGAAGGGGTTCTGTGTCCTGAAGTTCATTGAGGGCGATGCAGTGCCGCGGTACATCCACTGCTACTACAAGGGCGGTATGGAAGGTAGCGAAGCCGTGGACCAGGCCGGCTTCACCTGGAAGAAGTTCGGGATCCAACTCACTGCCTACGATCCGTGGTTCTACTCGGATGACATTCAGGTTGCTCAATGGGATTTCGGTGGTGGGGAACCCTTCCTCTCCACCACGGAAGCCTTCTACCCTCTTCGGCTCAACGCCGGCATGGTGTCCGGCTCTGAGGTCATCGTTCAGAATCCTGGCGATGTAGAAGCCTGGCCCCGCTGGGAACTGACCGGCCCCATCAAGGGCTTTGAGTTCACCAGCCCTGATGGACAGTCCTTCGGTGTAACCGCCCCTGGGGATGGCTCCAACACCATCCCTGGTGGTCGCACTCTCACTGTCGACACACGACCAGGATTCAAGTCCCTGAGGGATGACCTGGGCACGAACTACTGGCCCGAATTGGACGCCAGCCCCCAACTCTGGGCGATACCGGAAGGCGAGTCGACATGCACCGTGGACATCGTCCCCGGGTCTTCCACAGCAAAGGTGAGGCTGGTCTTCCAGCCGAGATACGAGGGCTACTGATATGGGATACAGGATCGAGGTACGTGATAAGGAGCTGAACCGAATAGGAGAGATTGACACCTGGATTCAGCTTGACATGGTGATTCAGTTCTGTGATCAGGGCTCCTGGAAGCTCCTGGTCAAAGCTGGTACACCGCAGGCGGAACTTCTCCAGCGAGGTGGAGGTGTCGCCATCTACCAAGATGGCGTAGAGAAGCCTGTCCTCACTGGCCAGATTGAAGACTTCCAAAAGTATTGGACTGTCCAGCAGCACTCTTCGACAGGCTCCGTCTTCGTCGGAGGTAAGACAGACAACAAGCTTGCCTACTCCAGACTCGCGTTCGTCGATCCTGCCCGTGCCCTCTCACAGCAGTACCAGACAGCCAACGACACACGCATTGTTGCGAAGTCCGCCGCTTCAGCAGTCTGGTACGAGGTGGAAAAATCCCTCGGTCCAACTGCTCTGGCCGGCCGCCGGGTTACTGGAGTACAGACAGGGGGGCAACCCTCCTTTGGTCCTCTCAAGAAGGACACCCTCCGGTACGACGTGGTTGGGGAGAAGCTCGCTGTCTGGTGCAGTGACAAGAAGACGGGCTGGAGACTCCTCTACAACCCCAACACTAAGTCGATCGACTTGGACGTGTACCAGCCTAGGGACCTCTCGAAGTCTGTGCGCTTCTCTCCCGAGCTGGGGAACCTGAGGGAGTACATCTGGACCCTCTCTGCTCCCAAGGTCACTCGGGCGGTTGTGGCTTGCCAGGGAGAAGGTAAGGAACGCTATCTCTGGCAGAAGATTGACTCTGTGTCGGAGGCCGAATGGAGCCTCCAGATTGAGCAGTTCATTGACCGCAGAGACGTCCCTCTCAAGACTGCTTCGAATGGCCAGCCGACTCTAGTCACGAAGATTCAAGAGAACGGCTGGGAAGACATCGGGACCAACCCGGACGGCAACGAATGGACCACGGCTCTTGCAAACGCCAAGAAGGCGTATGAGGATGCGGTAGAGGCCGGCGACCCCGATACGGACCCCGAGTACGACGCGGTCGTAGCTGCTATCGACGCAGCTAAGCCGGTCGCTGTTGCTTACTACTTGGATGTCATTGAGCAGGCCGCGGACGAAGTCCTGAAGGAAGGCGAGAAGTCCGGGAACTTTCAGATCTACCCCATTGACACGGAGCAGATCAAGTTTGGCAGGGACTACTTCGTTGGGGACCTTGTAACTGTAGAGATCGACGGCACTGAGTACGTGGACATGGTTCGCGAAGTCAATATCACCGTTGATGACGGGGGCAACGCACTCACAGTTGCCCCGAAGATCGGCGAGCAGGGAAGCGGTGATCCCCTGAACTTGTATAAGACCGTGTTCGAGATGCGCGAGAAGCTCCGCAAACTGGAAGCGAGGATGTAAAAATGGCAGAAACCAGCTACCCGTTTGCTGAGGACACTGCTGGTGGCGGATCGAAGATGGTCTCTCAGGTTCAGTGGCAGCAGATGTCACACCTGTGGGCTTCGGATCGAATCGACCTCCAGCTTACGCAGAACAGCACCTACGCCCCTGCGGATCTCCCGTTCTTCGCCTCAATCGTTGGCGCTAACCTCGTCGTCCAGGCAGGCTCCGCCTGGGTCGGGGGCTTCTACTACAGGAACGATTCCACCTGGTCTCAGGCTGCGCCTACCAACAGTGCAGCCATGCCAAGGATCGACCTAGTAGTCCTTCGGGCTGACCTCTCCACTGGCTCCGTGAATCTGGCCATCAAGTCAGGCCTCCCTGCACTTCACCCGGTTGAGCCGGCAGTACAGAGGACTCCTGGTGGTGTTTGGGAAATGCCTCTGTGGGCCTTCCAGATGAGCGCCAACAACGGGGCCAGGACGCTGCTGGACCGTCGTCGGTTCGACGGCCCTGGACAGGTCTGGACGCCTCAGTACGGGGAGGAGATCTCCGAGAGCATCCCTCCGGGCAACTTCATCGTGAACATGGATGCCTACAACGCTGGTTACCAGTACGAGGGTTTCCGGAGTCGTGATGGCTTCGCCATCACTCGTCACCTCGGCAAGAGGTGGGAGTACACCCCCAGTCTGTTCACGGTGACCGGTCTTCCTCCCGCGGGTAACCGAAAGGGCTACTGGAGATACATAGCCCCGGGCACCGTCCAGTTCTCCATGGAGATTAGCAACACCTCCACCAAAGAATGCCGCACGACGACCACGATCATCGGCTTCACCCTTCCTGTGCCAGCCTCTAAGACGGCACCTTCTTCCTTCTCCGGGTTCCTTGACAACCCGGAAGTCCGAAGCGAGATGCCGAACTTCGTAGACATTCCAGCAAGGGCTTCAGGCGGATCCAATGCCTATCTGTACTACCAGAACACAACGACGCTGAAGCAAGGTCTTGATGGCCTTCGCGTCATTCCAGGCAAGTCCACGCTGTCTGTCTCAGGAGTGTACGAGACGAACGAATTTGACTGATAAGGGGCTCACATGGCTCGTAATCTTTTTGGCGGCTCCGCCGCTGATGTGGCCGAGGACATAGACGGGTCCCGAGTCCCAGATGCTACCGGCAACGTGTATGACGGTCCTGGGGTAGAAGCCACTCAACTGACTGACCTTCTGGACTACGCCGGGAATCCTATTCAGGCCTTGACTTCCGATTCTCAGGGTATGGTTCCCCACTTCTACGGGCCTGATGAGATGGACCTCCTTTACGCTGACTTCGGGGCTGGCCGTGTGGCCATGATTCCCGTGAACACCGCTGAGGTGCTCTCCCAGCACCTCACAGCCAACGACCCTCACGGGACCAAGGCTGACGCTCTTGCCGAGGTCGCAGCGCAGAAGGGTGCCGCAAACGGCATTGCCTCCCTGGACCCCTTCGGTAAGGTCCCTGCCTCACAGCTCCCTGCCTCCGCTGGAGGCGGAGGGGGTGGCAGTTCTACTGACTGGCTGAACGTCAAGGCCAACCCCTACGGAGCTGTTGGCGACGGTGTCACTGACGACACCGCAGCCATTCAGGAGGCCATCGACGCTGCTGGCTACGGCGGGGTCGTCTACTTCCCTCAGGGCGTCTACCTGATCTCGTACCCCCTGGACCTCCCCAAGGGAGTGGGCCTGAAGGGCTCGCACTCCAACCTGATGGTTGGTCCTGGGATGGTGGCTGACGAGTGGCCCTGTTACCTCCAGGCCGCGCCTACCTTCACCACTGGGGCGATGATTGTCATAGTGGGTGAGGACGACGGGGACCACCCTGCTCTCAATGGAGAGCAGCGGATCGAGAGCCTGATGCTGGACGGTTCAAAGGTCACCACGGGCAACCTCGATGGCATCTACGCCAAGGGCAACGTTCAGAACGTTGTGATGAGGGACGTGTGTGTCCGGCAGATGCCGAACAACGGCATCATCACCGCGGGCAACGCTACGGATCAGTGGCCGTACTCCTGGCGCCTGCACTCCGTCATGGTTGACAACTGCCACGCGAACGGCATCGTCTTCGAACGGAACACAGACCTCACCCTTGAGGACGTACAAGTCATCGGGTGCTGGGCTACTGGCTTCAAGATCTCCAACTGTGCCAACACGATTGTCACTCACAGCCGGGCGGAGTGGTGTGGCAACTACGGCTTCCACCTCACTGGAGGATGGGGCAACTGGCCTGGCAGTGGATCCATGCTGATGTCTGCCTGTGAGACCGACCGTAACGGTTGGGACGGTGTGAAGATCGACGCCAGTGGTAACGGCGCCTTCCTCGTCCAGGGCCTCATGACTCGTCGGGACGGTCGTAACGGTGGTCCTGGCGGTGGAGGCTACGCCGGCCTGAGTCTCTCCAATCAGGCTCCGGTCGTGGTCAACGGAGTCACCTGCTACGTGGGCACGGACGACGCAGGGACCGCGGGCACCAGCCCGCAATACGGTGTCAAGGTCTCTAACGCCCGAGACGTGATGATCGACAATGCCATCCTGCACGCTGCCACTCAGGGCTACTTCACTGAGGGCACCAACCAGCGGATCCTTGTTGGCCCCAACGTCATGACTGTGGCCGGCAACAACTTCGCCGAGGACCGTCAGTACCTCCCGGCAGACCTCCGGGAGATCATCGCCACTGCGCTTACGATCAACTCCACCAAGCGGGGTGGGTTCATCAAGACCACCTCGTCCCTGGACCATGCCCTGACTGTCTACCAGGCAGCCACGTCCGGTGTAGACGTGGCTGTTGCTCTGAACGTTGTCTCTGACAACCCCGAGTCGAGTGCCATGTACCTCTCTGGTAAGGAAACGAACCGGGGAACTCTGAAGGTGACACACGCCAAGCCGGCTGCTGACGACTCTGGTGCTGCTGCTCTGTCTGTCGACCTCGTTGGGGCGGGTACTGCTGCACAGGGTCTCTTCATCAACTCGACCATCGAGCGTGAAGACGGCGAGCTGGGCACCACCGGAAACCTGATCACGGTGAGGAACACCAAGGGCAAGGACGACTTCGTACTCAAGGCGAATGGTCGCCTGGCCATGGGCGGGGCTGTGGGCTACAACCCCACCGCCATGATTGATCTCCGCATGCCCAGCACTGCTGTGCCGGCCCTCGTCGTCAGGGCCGCGGGAACCACTGGAGCCAACCTCACTGAGTGGCAGAGGAGTTCAGACGGCTCCGTCCGTACTCGGATCTCCCCCACTGGACAGCTCGTCACCCTCGAAACCCTCTACGCGGCCGGCGTCGGTCTCCAGGTCGGTGGCACCTCGTCTACCGCGGGCGGAGGCAGCGGTGTCATGGGACTGACCAATGCAACCACCGTGCCAAGCACCACCCCTACCGGTGGGGGTGTTCTGTACGCCGAAGGCGGCGCCCTCAAGTGGAGGGGCTCGAACGGCACAGTGACCGTTGTTGCACCCGCATAGTTGATTCGAGACCAAACGTCCAGGGGCCTCCTTCCGGGGAGGCCCCTTTGGCTTCCGCGCGAGTCACTTACGGGGATTCACATTCAAGGGCAGGCACTTGCGCGCGAGTCACATAAGGGGGAGGAACCTCAGACCTATGCTCGAAATTCTCAATTACGGAGGGGTCCTCGCCGGTGTCGCTGGTGCGATCTCCCTGATTGTCGCGTCCGTACGGACCAACTCCATTCGAGCCAACTCGGCTCGCATATGGCGTGAGGAAGCAGAGGCACAGAAGACGCGTGCCGACCGACTCTTTGGTGAGCTGGAAGAAATTAAGAATCGACTCACCCACCTGGAGGGCTACAACGCAACCTTGGTTGCTCTCCTGTCGACTATCGACCCACAGAAGCTCGAAGAGCTTCGGATGAACAGGGGGCTCTAATGGCTACACCTATGACTCCTACTCAGCTCCTCGGAAAGCTCAAGGAGTGGGGGGTTCCGTACAAGGAATACAAGGATTGGCGGACCCATAACAGGAACCACAAGGGTGCTTGGGGCCCCGTCAACGGCTTCATGGTCCATCACACAGGCAGTGATTCCAAGGATCAGCGAGCACTTCTCTACAACGGGATTGCTGGTCTTCCTGGGCCTCTCTGTCACTTCGGTTTGGCTCAGGATGGAACTGTTCACCTCATTGGTTGGGGCCGTGCTAATCATGCCGGCCCGGGTGATGATGACGTCCTGGACGCGGTGATAGACGAACGTCCCGCGCCCGTAGATGACGAGTCCAACACGGACTTCAACAGACACTTCTATGGCGTGGAAATATGGTACAGCGGTAGTCATCGCATGACGGATGCTCAGTACAAGACCCTCATCAAGCTTGCCGCGGCCATCTGTGGCCACCACGGCTGGGGTAGATATAGCGTCATAGGCCATGGTGAATCTGGAAGCCCTGGCAAGTGGGACCCGGGTTACAAGCCGGGAGTCATGATGGACATGGACTCCGTCCGGGACGACGTCCAGGCAGCCCTTGACCATGAGGACAAGCCGTCAACTCCTCCAAGGCCTACTGACCCTAAGCCTGTTGGGGATACCTACACAGTCCTGGCCGGCGACACCCTCTCCAGCATCGGCCGGAAGCTGAAGGTCGACTGGGAGGAGCTGGCAAAGGTCAATGGCCTCAAGCCTCCCTACCGCATTGACCCTGGTGACAAGCTCAAGGTCCCCGGGAAGGCCTCTGCTCCCAAGCCTCCTACCAAGGTCGAATACGAGCCCTGGCCTGGCTACGACTTTTTCAAGCGGTACCCGAAGTCTGACTTGGTCACCCGCATGGGTAAGCGGCTCGTTGCTGAGGGCTGCGGTGCCTACCAGTCTGGTCCTGGCCCTCAGTTCACTGAGGCTGACCGAAAGAGCTGCCGGAAGTGGCAACTCAAGCTGGGATTCCGTGGGGCTGACGCTGACGGATGGCTTGGCAAGGTTTCCTGGGACAAGTTGAAGGTGCCGAAGAAGTAGGTGACCTTCGAGGGTCGGGTGTGCCCTCGCGCGCCCACCCTCGCCCATGTGTGCCTGCCCGCACGCGCCCCCGCGCGAGTCACTTACCGCGTTTCAAATATGGGTGGATTTCGCTGAGTTGTGGATGCCAAACGCAACTCACTTCTGCCGAGGGATCCGAGAGTTTGAGAGCCGGCATGATGGCCGGCCTCCTCCCCCTGCATTTCGTGCCTATCAATCCGAGCCCTTGCCGGACTGGCCCGCTTTTCTCGTGTGAATGAATGGAGACGTGCCTATGCCCGCTACCCAGATCACGCCTACAAAGGTATTGCAGTCGGGTGCCCCCGCCCCTACTGACACAGCAGCAGACCTAGTGAACGGCAACGTGGTTGCCAACATTGAGGGATTGAAGCTGCACATCACGAATGAGGGCGGCGCCCCTGTCACTGTCACGTTCAAGACTTCCGCCGTCGTGGAGGGACTGGCCGTGGCAGATCTGACAGCCTCCGTTGCCGCGGGTTCGACCCGTGTGTTCGGCCGCTTTAGCCGAGTGCTGTTTGGCGAACAGGTGGAGTTCACGTGCTCCGCGGCTACAGACGTCGTTGCCTACGCCTAGGGGTGAATGAATGAAAGAATGGACGCTCCGTCATGTAGTCCGCTTCTCCGCGGTCATTGCCGCGGTGGCTCCGGTCGCCGTAGCGCTACTCGATTCCCTTCCGTGGCAGTCTGCTACGGCCCTATCCGCGGCTATTCTGGCAGCCGGCGAAATAGCGCAACGGGTCGAGAATGCCAAGACCCTGCGCGCCTATCTGGCTACTCCTGTCGAGTAAGCGACAGCAACGCTGTTGCTGCCTACCCCCTGTACTGGAGTCAGTGGAGACTGACTCCGGGTGAGAGAGAGTGCCCTATGGGCACAAACACAAAAAAGCCCCTGCCATTTGGCAGGGGCTTTTTTCTCGTTTCTACCGCAGTCTAGCTATGTCCACCAGTGCCCACGGTATGAGCACTATGGGTGACCACTTGACCAGTGCCCACGATTCCGGGGCACCTGAAACCCATGCGAACACAAACAGTGTCCACCACAACACGAATGCAGACAGCAGGATGACTGCAACACTTCCGGCCTTACCCTTGCTTGCCATGCTTTCTCTCCCCCGTTTCAGTCTTCCATGTTCCGTCTGACCACTTACGCACAAGGCCTGTGTACCGACCCTGTACGTATCGGCATGGCTTGCGCTTAGGCATGTCCATTGGATTCACAGCCACCCTCCCCCAACAAGGGCAAGTTCCCGCTTTTCAGGAGCTTCCTGAGTCATTGCCAAAGGTGGTTCATTGACAGGCTCAGGTTCAGGCGGCTCAGGCTGCACTCTGCGGAGAATCTCCGGGGGTCTACCTCGGCCGGACGCAGTCTGTCCCTTGAATACCTCTACGTCGTCCATGGACGCTACTGCGGCCCGAAGACTTGCAGAGGTGGCCCGCATCCCCAACGCTCGCAGCATGAGCGTTACCGTAGCCTCACCCTCGTACCTATCAAGGATTTCCCGAATCTGCTCTGAAAGGCTCTTGTAGCCCTTACTCGGGGACGCTGAAACAACGTCCTCCCCCCGGACCAACTTCTCTACGCTCCGCATGCTGTACTGGACGAATGCCCATGCGGCATTCACAGCCTCACGGTTAATCGTCGTACGCCGTTCCGTGGCAGTGAGGACAGCAGCAACCCGGATGATCTGCTCAGGAGTCCGCTCGATATAGCAACGCAGATGGTGAGGCATCTCTGCGAGTTTCGCAAGGAACATGACGCGGAGTTCGTCGAACCTCTTACCCGCATCCTTGCTGAGAGACATTCTCCGCGGAGCCATACGGGCCCAATGGTAGGCCTCACTCAGCTCAGGCACCTCGGGAATGACTTCCGTGTGGTTGTAGGGCAAGACCTTAGACCCCTCCACCAGCAAGGGCAAGAGTCTATTGAAACTCCCGCCCTTAGCATCCCGCGGCTTAACGTACTCCGACCACTCTCCCGGAGTGATGTGAGCGTGAAAACCTAGTAGAGGCTCATCTACCGTCATGCTCACTTTGGTGGTCGTGTGCCGAATGGTCACCCCGTCCCAGCACTGTCGAAGCTTGGATGCGAAAGTTGGGCACCGGTTCTGTCGCTTCAGGTTCTCTGACCACTCTTCATCAACAACCACAGTGCGGGTATCCGTCCCGCCTTCCGCACCCGCCGTTTTCTCCTGCTGTTCGTACAGGATTTGAGTGAGGGATGGCCCGGAGCTAACGCCCCCCTCGGTACATGTGTCCAGGAACGAGCCAATGGCCGGCCTCAGGATGCCTCGTGCCACCCTCAGGGCCGTTCCCTTACGACCAATGGCGCTTTCTCCCACCAGCACAGTCCACGCGACCACAGGGCGCCCGTTGTACATAGTCACGGGGCCATTGATTGCAGTCGACCACAGAGCCAGCATGGCGCCGTAGATACCGACGGGATCAGCCTCCGTGTGAGGCTCTGCTGCCGCTACAGCGTCCCCTATGGGCCCGTAGCGCATTCCCTCGAATGCTTCGAGACTCACTTACCCTCCCCAGGGTCCCCGAGAATCTCAGTGAACTTGTCTGCCCACTTCTTCTCGTGCTCTTCGCACAGAAACCACGTCTTACCGTCAAGCGTGAGTTCCATGACGGACTGTCGTGCAGTCTCGTCTTTCTTCCAACATGCGTCGCATCCGTCGTCTACTTCCTGTTCAACGACTACTTGCAGAACCACCCTTGCCATCCGTTCCCCTCATTCCGTTTGAGCTTCCATGAACGCCGGCTCACGGAAACGTGAGCCGACGAACACGGGAGTTCAGGCGGTTTGTCGCTGCGCCATGAATTCCGCGGCGTACGTTTCCGAGACTGCGTTAACGAACAGCACGACTACTGAGGCAGGATCCGCGTAGACTCCTGCGGCCGTTCCGCAGTCCTCGAACAACGTTGTGAGTGCTGCTGCTCTGTGCCCAGGGTCTGTGTTCCAAGCAATACCAATTGCCCGTAGCTTGAACGACTCTGTGTCCTCTGCGAATGCCTTCATTGCGCTCACTTGCTCCCCCCTACAATCCGGGTCACATTTCCGGGAAGCACATCCTCAATGAGCATCCCGCTACCGCATTGCAGAGTCACTGTCCCGTACCCCACACCGTAAAGCCATGCTGTGCGCTTTTCGCCGTCCGGATCCACGTACTCCACAATGGGAGGGTTCTTGGGATCGAACGCGGCCCGAATCTCCTCTAGCGGCACCTCAGATCACATCCAATACTTTCCCTCAGAGTGCCAGATTTCTCTGAGCACTCGATGCACCTCATCCTCAATCCGGGACCATCGAGAAAGGATGTCCTTACTGATGCACAGATCGGCCTTACCAGCCGCACGCTTCGCCTTACGCCACTCAAAGGCAGTGTGAAGGGTCATGAGTTCAGTCTTTGTGAGGCGCCATACCCTCACGTCTGGAAGCGTGTGAAGACTGGTGACCATTCCGCGGGCAGCACTGATGTATTCCGGTCCGTGCCACACATTCTCGATGTGCTGGAGTGCCAGTGCCCTACGCAGTGCAGTCCGCGTGTAGGCAGTGCACATATAGCTGAACGTGGCTACCTCATACCGTTTTTCCACTGACTTGTGCCCACACTCGGGACCGATGGACGATTCGCAACACGCCCATACCGGGTTTCCGTCATCATTCGTTCGGGGAAACTCACTCATTGCCTTACCTCCTGTTGAGTCAGGGACAAGAGACCCTGCCTTTTAGACAGGGTCTCGAATCAACCTTGTGGACATGCTTCAGGCGCCGTTGCGGCATCCCTGCCGGACGTACGAAACCTGAGCCTTGACAGACCGGCGCTTACCGTCGTCCGTGCTGTCCGCCACCATGTCCCAGTAGGCAATTCGTCCGGGCCGGCTCTTACGCATGGACTTACAGGGACCGTAGGAGTAGGTACCCGCAACGACCCTCTCCCGGTAGCTGAGAGGCTTGCTGGTGGCCGTTTCGACAGTGCCCAGGGTAATACCACCGACCAGGGACAGAACGGCGGTGAGAGAAGCGATGAACTTGCGCATGGTGTGTTTCTCCTCTTGTGGTTTCGGGTTGTTCAGATGGTGCTGAGGGTTGCGCAGAAAATGCACTCGGTTTCGCCCTGAAGTCGCTTGACTTCCGAGCAATGGCACTCAGCCTCACAGGCAGGGCAGTCGTAGAGTCGACCAGGCTCATGCGGGTAGTCGACGTGGTTCAGGGGAAGGGGCATTCCCTCGTATTCACTCATGGTCACTCACCCTCCATTCCGAGATACGTCACCGTGGCGTTTTCCGAAGTGGCTGGCGCAAGATGCTTGCGCCCCCATTCCCGTGCGTTTTCAGCCGCAGCCTTACTGTCCTTGGATGACCAGACAACATGGGCAAACTTCTCGTCTGCCATGTCGTGAGTTCCGTTCCATACGATCACTGCCCAGTACTTCCGCATGTCCACTCCTCAGCACTCAGGGTCGTTCGACCAGTAACCATCAACGGACTTACTGACTGATACACCGTGAGGGAACATGTCATCACTCCCGCACCGTTCCTTATCTTCCAAGCCATGCTCCACACAGGGGCAGTCCTTACGGAACTCCTCTGCTTTACCCTCTGCGGTTTCCCGCTTTCTGTGCGGCCCGGATAGATGTTCCCCGTTCACATGGAATACGTGAAACTCGGTTGCCATGCTCTTACCTTCCTGTCTGCGCCGATAGGGTCAATGCGGGGGCCGGCTCGGTAGACATCCGGCCCCCTCCATTCGCCTTACCGATTCAGCGCTTCCGAGACTCCCCGAAAAATGCCCACAGCTCCATAGGGTCGTTGTCGCGGAGGTAGTAACCCCAATCCTGGGAGACACGCGCCCCGTTGTCGTACCTCCGAGACATCAGAATGTACTCAGGCACAGGATCCCCATCGTTGTGGAAGTACTCCCACTTAGGCAGGTTCTTGACCAGGGAGACGCTCATATCAGTAGTCCCTTCCTGCGATACGGAGCCATTCGCGGTAGCGGTCAAGGATGCGGAGTGCATACCGACACGCATCCGGTCCCGGACGCATAGCCGTGAGTTCCTCGTAGTAGGAAAGGTCGTCCCGAAGTCCGGGACCTCCCCGGAAATCAGGAACGCACTCACCCTGATCTGTCAGATACTGCGCAAGGGTGAAACGCCATTCCTGGCACCACCCGAACAAGTCGTGCGGATCGAAGAAGAGCACTGCCGTGCCTAGCACTTCCCTTTCTCCGAGGTAGTTCGTGTGCCGTTCCCAGTTGGCTTGATAATCCATGCCCCCCCTAGGTCTCGAATCAACTATGAGAGCGCAGAAATGCGCTCATGGCGTCCGACTGAGAAGACACACCCAGTGAGCGCATCTTGTGCTGTGCCTTTGCAGCCCAGTGACTAGGCCAGTCACTCACGTCCCGATAGGTCTTGACCGCGGAGACGTCCACACCGACCAGCCACGCAATGAACCGTGCGTTCACTTGCTTCCCCCCTTCCTGCGATACCTCCGCAGCACAGTCCAGAACTCACACGGTGCGTTCGTGTCCTGGTCCTCGTACATGTACGCCGTGGCCGCTTCGATGTCGACCAACGTTTCAGGGTCACCTTCCATGCCCGACAGGGCGGTAAGGATGTCCTCACGGATAGCCGACTTACTCCGACGCGCGTTCATTCCTCTACCTCCACAAGAGTGTTGACAGGAAGGGAGTCCCTCGTACCGTCCGTGAATGTCACGGGAACGTGATTGCGGAACCGGTGTGGCTTAGCTTCCTGCACTTCCTTGAATGTGCCGTCCGACTGCAAGAGCTTCATTCCGGGGCGGACGAGTTCCACCCTTACCGGCCGAGTCATGTCTTCCCCTTACTCCGAAATCCAACGCTGTACGACGTAGACCAGACACCCGAGTACGGCCATGAGCTGTACCGAGTCCATCAGACTGCACGCTTGACGAACTTGTACGGGCCACTGTCGCCCTGTCGGAGCATGAGTCGACCGTTCTTACTCCACCGGGCCTGGAGACCCTCGTAAAGGGCAGTGAAGGTCTCCGCGTACTCCTCGTACGCAATGGCGTGGTACTCCTGCCACTCATCCGATTCACTCACGTTGTCCGCGGTGTGGTGCTCCGAGCCGTGAGCCGGCTCAACGTGCATGCCAGTGATCCCGGACAGGAACACGAGAGTCATGACTGCGCCAACAATCCAAGCAAGCATTGCATTTCCTCCTTAGGCGACGATAAGAGGGCGCCTGTACAAGACAGGCACCCGATACCGCTTACCTAGATGTCTTCCCGCGGGTAGCTGTAGCGCCACGCGATAGACTCTGTGGCTCCGTTCTGTCCGATCCTGTTGGCTCCTGCATTCCACACGATGCCTGCACAATCAGTGACGATCTGACGTCCTCTTGCCATCCTGGCTTCATAGGAGTCAGGGGCCACAATGCGGTATTGCATCGTGGGATCATCCTTGTGCGTGATGAACATGGATCATTCCTTACTCGCGTTGGGTCTCGAATCAACCATGAGCGCAGAGTACTGCGCACTCTGGCAGGCGGAAACAAGAGGGCACACGAGACGTTGCCCGTGTACCCGATGCTTCTTACCTACTCGCCAGCGATGTTCTCATCTGCTGTGGTACCTCGAACGGGAATGTCACTCGTATCCATAGCGAGTAGGTCACGCTCCCACCAAGTAAGTCGGCTACGCTCCCACTCCTCATGCTCCTCAGCCGGCACCCCTTCACTGTCAAACCAGGAATAGGTGTGCGCTTCCCTTTTCTCCGTGGTCTGGTGTGTTCCACGGTGTCCTACTTCCAGAACACACACATCTCGTCCGTACTTCCAACGGTTGCCGCACACTGCCATACTTCCTCCTACGCAAGCGGGTCCAGTAGGGTACTGCTACAGGAGCAGTACCCGTAAGACCTTACTTACCGTGCCGGCCTAGTGGACTAGGTCGCCGGCCACCCATACTGCAATGTGTGGTCTAGGTACAGCCGCGGAGGGTTTCACACCCCCATACCTTAGACGCTTAGCTATTACGCTTAGGCGGTTTCATTGGCACGCTGTTCAGTTGACTATGGAACGTAGGCTGCCTTGGCTCAGCACCCCAACTGGAGTGCCTCCCTTCCGGGCCTTGTCTTCTGGGCTTCCCCTTCCGACACGAGAAGCATGACACATCCTGGGTCTCGAATCAACCTAGAGCGCAGACTTCTTTCATTCACGCACGGGGGCGTGGTGGAGGGGCCGGCCCTACAGGGGCCTGCCTTCATAGAGGAACGCGCACGCGCGATACCTCATGCTTGCCTACCCTGTCAAGGGCGTGCACTGTGTTCCCTGCGCTACCTACTCAGGTGGCCTACTTGAGTGCTCATGAGGGGCGCCTAGCTTGCTCCTGCCTGCTCACAGAGGGCCGGCACTGGGACTTGCCCACACCCTCTCGCATTCGAATAGGCATGAATGAATGGGGGCATTCCCATCTGGCCTAACGTGAATGCCGGCATGCTATTGCCTGACACTCGCTCGCGTTTATTCATTCATACACACACGCACACACATACATGGGGTAATGCATTAGAAACTCCCACGAGGACCCGCCGGGGGCGCCTTCCTTCGATCCCGTACGGGTTACGAATGATTGAGAGGCTCTCTGACGCCCTAACTCGACCCCCCGCCTCCAACTCCCCCCAGAGCCTCTAAACGGCCCTCAGAGGGGTCCTCAGGCCCTTTTTTGGGGTTCTAGATGCCCAATCCTCTCGTTGGGGATGTGGATGAATGAAAGAAGGGGCCTCAACTGTGTGATCTGGGCCTCAGTTTTCCTTGATTCTGTCCCAAAAGGTCTCGACTGACACCGACATCTATATTGTAGGGAGGGTTAATACCCTCCCCTTAGTGATCTTGTGAGGTGTTGGGAGCCACCCCCTGAAGGGTGGCGACCAGGACCCCCGTCTAGTGCCGAAGAATGAATGAAAGAAGAGAGGCCGGCACCCCAAGAGGCCGGCCATGTTGGCGAAAGAATGAAATATCTGAGCCCAGGAACACTAAAACCCCCTGCCCGAAAGGGCAGGGGGTTTAGCTTGTTTCAATGACGCTTATCGCGCCCCGGCACCGTTCAATTTCCTACCGTTGGTCCAGGCATACGCGGTGTCTCGGTTGAACTCCTTACCGCACGCGTCCCTCATGCACTTCCAGACCTTCGTTCCCAGGCCCGTAGAGGTCACGTTCGTGCTGCCACACTTCGGACACTCCATGTTCCACCTCCCTTGCCGATCAGCATGACCCACAGCCCCCGCCTGTGCGGAGTCCTTCAGACAGATTCACTACATGGTGTAGCCGCACTTACCGCACACGTATACGTCCCCGCTCTTCGTCATCGTCCCGCCGCACTGACCGTTGGGGCAGGTCATGCCGAGGGGCTTGATGAGCCCGGGAAGGGACAGGAAGAGCTGCTTGACCTTGCTCATGTGGAACCAACTCCAGTCATGGATTGACGTGGTTGCCGATAGATGGGCCCCACCCACCTCCACGGGGGAAGAAGTGGGTGGGACCCCATGCCGCCCGACCTCCCTGCGGATTGGGAGGGTCATCCTCGGACGGCCCCTCGCCCCTGGGTTGCGACCAGCCAGGGACGAGAAGTTCAGGACACAGCAGGAGTGTGGGGAGCGGCCTACCTCAGCGGTCTCAACCCACAACTCCCGCCGTGCCCACCGCGAGCCGGCTGCACGGGCAGCTAGTCCGCGGGCTCAGGGGGAGAGTCCTCCCAGAACACTTCGCCCTTCTCGCCCCCATCGAGGACGAGGAGGCCCCAGTGCCGCTCCTCCGGATCGTGGGGTTCCTTGATGCAGGTGACAGTCGCCTCAGACCAGTCAAGGCCAAGGATCTTTTGTTCGATGTCGATGAAGTCAGGATTGAGCTTGCCTACAGCACCGCAGATGTCTTGCTCCTCGGCACTCATGAGGACGGGTGCTCCGCGGCCTGCTCTGCGGGGACACTGAAGTTCATGAATCGTTCGATCCTGAACCGGTCATGCCACGGCTTCAGACTGTTGTGCCTCTGAGCCCATTCCAGGGGATCCGTGTCTTCTTCCAGCTTCGGACCCTCCGTGCACTGCATGCAGACCAAGTAGTCCCTCGAAGGGATGGTCTTCAGTTGCAGGCTGCTGGAGACCTCCGGGTACGCCCTGTCCCTCACTTCAGTCCCCTGGACCGGTCGTTCTTCAGACGGACGGCTGCTTGCATGCGCTCGGCGTCCGTTGCCCTACGGGTGTACTCAGGAGACGTCTCCCACTCACGACCACCCCCGATGGGACGGAGCAAGTACCGTCCTCGAAGCTCTACCTGAAACACACCTACTGCGTTCCTTGCGGTGTCGACCAGGACAGTTCCAGTGGCCGGCAGGTCTTCCTCTTCAGGGCGCAACATGACGCCTCCTACACGCTGTGTGATCACTCACCGTGGGCGGGTTGGTACTGCCAGTGTGACCAACACAGCACCCAGACTGCAAGTCGTTCGAGCAAGTCTGCAAAATTGCAGTCACCCCGGAGCCCTCCTCGGTCGACTGTGGAAAGCTGTAGCCAGGCCTTGGACCAGGCCTGAAGATGTCGGCATGACCAGCGAGAGGGGGAGCCATGGGAGCTGTTGGGGAACCCACCGTGCGTAAGCGCCAGGTTGGTTCGCAGCTCGAACGGCTTCGCCGGGACAAGGGGCTGAAGCTCGAAGACGTCACCGCGCGCACGGGCTTCACTGGATCCAAGGTCAACCGGATCGAGCATGGCCGGCTGGGCATCAAGTCAGACGACTTGGACAAGCTCCTAGACCTCTACGAGGTGGAGGATGCAGACCTCCGTGCCGTCCTCCACTCCATTGCACGCCACAGCAGCAAGCGCGGCTGGTGGCAGAACTATCGAGACATGATCAACCCTGCCTACGCAGACTTGATCAGCCTGGAGGATGGGGCGAAGTCAATGCGGTCCTACGAGGTGTCCCTCATTCCGGGCCTCCTCCAGACGGCTGCTTACGCCCGAGCGACCATCGAGGCCATTCGCATGGACTCGCACCCTGCGGAGGTGAGCGCCCTCGTTGAGGTCAGGCAAGCTCGTCAGTCCGTACTGTCCAAGCCCGAACCTCTTGAGCTGTGGGCAGTGATCCACGAAGCAGCCCTCAGGCCGCGGATCAAGGGCAACCCTCGTGTAATGAAGGAGCAGCTTCAAAAGCTGCTCGATGTCAGCAGTCTTCCGAATGCCTCAGTGCAGGTACTTCCGCTCAGTGCTCCTCCGCACGTGGGCATGAGTGGCTCGTTCACCGTGCTCGGGTTCCCGGAGACATCCGCCTTGGACGTTGTCCTAGTCGAGAGCCTGACTAGCTCCCTGTACGTCGAGGACACTACGGAAGTTCAGCGGTACGGCAGCGCCTTTGAGCGCCTCAGGGCCGAGGCTCTGCCACTCGCTGAATCGGCCTACCTCATTGAGCAACTTAAGGAACAACAATGACCAGGATCCTCAACGCCTCGCTGACTGACCTCACCTGGACGAGGTCCACGTACAGCGGTGGTGACAACAACTGTGTAGAGGTCGCCCACGGCCTTCCTGCGGTGCTCCCTGTCCGGGACTCGAAGGTGCCTGCCGGCCCCGCGGTCGTCTTCAAGGACACCGCTTGGGGTAGCTTCGTCGAAGCCGTGAAGAGCGGTGACATCTCCCTGTAGGATCAGTGCCCTACGGTCCAGGCCCGCCGCTTGAGGTCGTAGAAGAATCCCCTTGACTCCCCGTTGAGTCAGGGGGATTCTTCGTTTCTCGGACAGGGGGCGCAGGTTTAGGTAGAGTCTGTGCCGTGAGCGGGGTCCATCCGCCTGCCAAGCACCTCAAGGGCCCCGCTGTGGATTACCGACTGGCCTTGGTCATGTCGGAAGCCCCTCTGGTCTGCTATGCCAGAGGGGCTTCTTCGTGTCCAGGACAGCAGAAGGCCCCCACCGAAGCGGGGGCCGTGTTCCCATCTACCGGCCCTTAGAGACCAAGCTTGTGCTTGCAGGCAGGGCACATGGTCTTGGGGTACTCCAGTACCGCCCCGCAACCCTCTTGACACTCAACCCTCTGTGGCTCTGGCATTACCCTTCCCCCCTTCTCCGAGGTCTTCACCCGGAACGATACGCGCATGTCCGGGACGACACCACGGTCCTCATGACCGCCCTGCCACGCGTACTTCAGGATGTTGGCTGCGATCTCCAGAGCCCACCTGGTGGCGGTGGACTGATCCCCCTTGGCCTCCATGATGATCTTCAGGTGTCGGTCTGACTCATCGGTCCTCATCACGGACAGGTTCTTCACGACCCTCGTCATGCTGCGTCCTCCTCCTGGGACTCGTCTTCTGCGATGCTGTCGATCAGCTCCCGAAGGCGGTCAGGAGAGATGAGAGGTGCTCGTTGCGTCCAGTGATCAATCCAGTCGCTTGCCGTCATCATGCCTGGTCAGCCTCCTGCCACCTATACGGAGTTCTTGGAACCCCCGCACATGCAAGAGTTCCAAGAACACTGTACTCCCCGCTACACTGATCTGACCACCGCGTCACCAGTGTCAGGGGGGTTTTCATCGTGCCCATTGCAGGATACCTCCGCATCTCGGATGCCGACCTAGCCGAGATCCGACGGGCTGTCAGGAACGGAGACATCACCAAGGAGGAGGGACTTGAGAGGGAACGCAAGGGTGTCCTGAAGCAGAAGGACGACGTGATCAGCCTTGCAGCTCGACACGGCTACTCCCCCGACGAGATCGTTTGGTACGAGGACAACAACCTCTCCGCCTTCAGCCGGACAGTGAAGCGCAAGGACTTCGAGCGCCTGCTGAAGGATCTTCCCAAGCCTGGGGTCCTGGACGGCATCCTCTACTACGACATCGACCGCTACACCCGGCAGCCTCGGGACCTTGAGCGGACCATTGACGTCTACGAAGAAGCCATGGAAAAGAACCGAAGGCTGATCTTCGATGGTCTGTCTGGTCAGAACTTCGACCTCACAACTCCTGATGGTCGCTTCTCCGCCCGCTTGTTCGTGTCCATCGCCAACAAGTCCTCCGAGGACACCAAGCGCAGGATCAAGCGCGAGACCAAGCGCATGGCTGAGAAGGGCGAGTTCCACGGGGGGACGCCGGCCTTCGGCTGGGACCCGAAGGACCGTCTGAAGCTGGACCCTGTGGCCGCGGACATGATCCGACGGGGCACGAAGTGGTTCATCCAAGGTGACCGCATCCCCACCATCCTGGACAGGTTCGCTGAAGAGAACCTGATCAACCCGAGCACTGGCAAGCCGTTCTCCAGGGAGCACTTCCGCCGCATCCTCATGCGGTGTCGCAACGCCGGCATCCTGCGCTTCCAGGGTGAGCCGATGAAGGACAAGAACGGCGACTACGTCATGGGGGACTGGCCGGCCATCGTCTCGGTTGACGAATGGGAAGCTCTCATGGCGAAGATCCAGAGCCGTCAGAAGAAGACGAAGCCCGACATCACCACCAAGTACTTGCTGTCTGGCATCGCTCGGTGTGGCCGGTGTGGGTCCCGGATGCACGGTGCTCCGGTGTGGCAGAAGGGCGTCAAGACAGACACCTACGCCTACGCCTGCCAGAAGCGCAAGGCAGACGAGTGCGGACGCATGAACATCACTGGGCCTCCAGTGGACAAGATGGTTCGTCAGCTCGTCTGGGCCGTGGTCGAGCGGTCCATGTCCGGCCTGGAGGTCCAGAAGGAGCAGGCCTGGCCTCGCCAGGCTGAGCTTGACGACGTCATGCAACAGCTCAAGGAGCTTCAAGCGCAGTGGGATAGGCGAGAGATCCGAGCCAGCATCTATGTTGCGGCCAAGGAGGATCTGGAGTCCGACCGAGACAACCTGAAGGCAGACCGAGCCTTGCACATCGCACAGGCTCAGTCCCCCGTCCAAGAGGACGTCATTCGGAAGGGCTGGCAAGGTCTGTCCCTGGAACGTCAGCGTGACGTTGTGCGGTCAGTGCTCACGGCAGTGATGATCCACCCTGCCAAGAGCCGCGGAGCTAACTTCGATGCTGCTCGGGTTGAACCCGTCTTCACCGAATCTGCCTAAGACAGCAAAAAGGTGCCCCCGGCCATTGGCCGGGGGCACTGTGATGTTCAGCCTCGTTCGAGGTCGTACAGGTCCAAGATCTTGTCTACGGTCTCTTCAGCAAGCACAGGCGCCTTAGCCAACCAATCTTCAAGCCACTCCTCTTGGCTCACTCGTCGTCCTCTTCCCAGGGGTTACCGAAGGACAGGTCACCGCGGTAATCGCCAATCATGTAATGGAGATTGAAGACCTCCACGGCCCTTACGTCAGGGTCTCCCCGTAGAGCCTGAACAGCGTTCTCAGCCTCATCCATGTTAAAAGTCTCCGGGTCTTCCGGATCCTCATGACTCTTGCGGTAGACGTTGACTCGGTAAGAACCCCCATCAAAGACGCCCATCAGTCCTTCACCTTCTCCGAGCCGTTCTCGTACGGAGGACGGACAGCAGCACAGGCCGGCCCGAAGTCACCCTCATCGATGAGGCCGGAACCACCCTTCTCCTCAAGAAGCTCAACCCGCTTCTCTGCGTCCTCCCTCTCGATGTACGGTCCCCAGATCTTCCCCTTGGGATAGCCGAAGGCGGCAACGGTCTGGACAACACGGAAGTTCTTCACGTCAGTAACCACAGTCAGAGGACCCCACCATCGTTCGAGATCAGCAAAGTTGTGTTCCTCTTGGTAAGACCCGTCATCAAAATCCAGTCGGTAAGAGCCGTCTTCCTGCTCTTCCCAGACATCCCCATCGGTGTCCTCGTACTTCTGCATCAGGCTTCCTCCCACCCCGTGGGCTTTACCTTGATCAGAGGACCAAAGGAGTCAGAGACCTCGTGCCAGGCCAGCGGGATACCAAGTGATGAGTCGTCAGGGTCATCCGGATCAAAAAGACAGGACATGGACCCATTGCGCCCGTCCTGCCAGATAGCCCCGTCAACGTCTCGGTAGAACGCCATCAGCCCTCCCCTGCCGTCTCCCAGCACCGAAGAAAGAACTGGACCTCGTCCGGGTACCTGTCGGATCCCCCATCCTCAGGGGACATGATTCCCTTGTGAATGTCGTAGTCCAGCTCAGCGATATACATCCGAAGAGCCGACTCCAGTCGGCTCGGGTTAAGCTCCTCAGGAGTCTTCTTCATTTGATCACCTTCACTGGGATACCAGCCTTCTTGCACTCGTTGACGCAGTTCCAAGTACCGCGGGACCCTCCGAGAGGGAAGGCCAAGCAGAGATCTGCGCCGGCCTGAGCCATCTCCCGGTTTCGAATAGGTCCCGCGGCCTTTCCGTGCTGATCCCAGTCCGCGGGGTGAGGGATCTCGTAGACACCCCCCTGTTCAAATCCGCACCAGATGCTTGCGAATCGGTCCGCTCCAGTTGGGCAGTCTCCGTGACGGACGAATAGTGGCCCTTCCGTCTGGTACCAGAGATCTTCGAGGGCCTTGAACACCTTCTGGTCGTCTTCCAGGTCCCGGCTACCAGTCACAATGACTGTGAACATCAGAGAATCACCTTGTGGGTTCCGAGGGCATCAGCCCAGACCACCTTCACAACACCCGAGGACCGAATGAGCTTCGTGCAGTCTTTACAGGGCTTCCGGGTCACGTACAACGTCGAGCCCTGGCAGTCCTCCCAGGACGCGTATAGGAGAGCGTTGGCCTCTGCGTGGACCTCAATACAGTCCTCATAACCCGAACCGGACGGGACTTCAGACGCACACCGCCCGCATTCTCCAGCGCTGCAAGACGGGCCTCCCGGATACGATCCGTTATAGCCAGTTGACCGTATCCGGTGATCATGTCCCACGAGAACGGCGCCCACTTGACACCGGATGCAGTCACCTCGCAATGAAACTGCGGATGCGATCCCAAGGAAATAGGTTGTCCAGTCTGGTCGTACATTGATCACCACGCCTCCTCTACGGAGGCGTACCAAGCCTCGTCGTCCCAATCGTCTTCTTCGTAGTCCGTTTCCATCTCCCGCTTATGCCAGGACCGGACAGACACGAGAGCCTCATTGGTGTCCGCGAAGGTATGTGAGCGATCAGGACCGAGGACGTACGAGTAAATCTCTACGCCCTTGATCCCAAAAGGTTCACCATCACGACGTTCGAAGTAGTTGGTGAACTGAAGACCGATGTAGCCCTCAGAGGACTTGCAGTGTCCATCGGAGTTGGCGAAGTAGTGCTCATACGCCTCGTCAAGAAGCCGGCGAATCTCTTCGAGATCCTTCATCTCCCGCTCGGTAATCATTCACCCTCCCCGGAGTCGAAGAGCGTCTCTTCCCGGACAACACGGATCCGGTATCGCCCTCCGTGCTTGACTACGTCCCGCTCACCAACACGATGAGCATTACCCAGCATCGTTTCCCAATCAGAAACACGTCGGAGAAGACGAGCCTTCTCATGCCAGAAGGACTCATTCCCAAGGTCTACGAACTGCTCAACAAGCCAGAACTCGAAGTCGTCGTTCACTTCTCGTCCTCCTGAAGGATCTGATAGACCGTCTCAGCGAAGTCGTGGTCAGTAGGCGCATCGCAGTACGCCTTACCAATACGGTCAATCTGGGACTGAAGTCTCTTGGCCTTCTCCTTGTAGAACTCCTTCATCGCCTCACTCATCCTTCGCTCTCAATCACGTAGACAGAGGAAGGCGTGATCTCGAACTGGAAATAGGAAATGGCCATCTGTCCTGCCGTAGCGCGAGGAAGGCCGGCACCACGTCCGGCCTTGTAGACCTCAGCACTATGGCGGGCAATGATCCGAGCAAGCTCAGCACGCTCCGCAAGACGGTCAAGCATCTTCTCGTAGGCCATGCCTTCAGTCAGAGCCTCGAACTGCTCCTTGTACTTGTCGTCATCCATCAGTCCTCCTCAAGGGGAACAAGCTCCCCACAGTGCCTTTCAATGTGAGACTTAGACACACCGATACCGTGTACCTCACCATTAGCCCCTCGAAGAAAAAGAGCGCTGTCGTTCGGGCCGAACCAGATATCCCCGTCTCGATCCCTATACTTTTTCATCAGTGCTTCGAGTCCTCCTTGTCAAGGACCGATCCCCAAGACCGGTCTCCGATCTCACCATCAGCAGGGATCAAAAGCCCCTTGTAGACGAACTGCATGATTTGCGCTGCCTTCTTGGTCAGCTCCTCCGCACGCTCCTTGGGGAAGCTGAAGACGATCTCGTCATGCACAATGAGACGCATCCAAGGCGTGAATGCAGCCTTATCGAGTTCGATCACGGCCCGAGCCGTGATGTCCCGGCAAGAGGACTGGATTCGGTAGTTCATCGCGGCATACGGGCGTCGCTCATCCGTGAGGATGCGCCGGCCTGTAACCGTGTAGATGAAGCCGTTGCGCTTGGCTTCGTTGGTGCACTTGTCAGCGAGCTTCCTCGTGGCCGGGTAGGTCTCCCAGAAGCCCTTCACGGCCTTCTTGGCATCCTCCTCACCGATGTCCCACTGAGTGGACACTGCGTTCCAACCGCCACCGAAACACACGGTGTAGTTCGTGCCCTTGCCGGCCTTACGCATTGGGTGCTTGGCCTCGTGGTCGTTAGAATCCCAACCCATCAGACCGAAGGCACCAGCCGCGGTGATGTTGTGAAGGTCTTCGCCCTCGTTGTACGCCTGCAACATTCGTTTGTCGCCAGAATCTGCGGCAAGGAACATCAGCTCCATGCTTGCGAAGTCCACGGTTGCTGATACATGCCCTGGCTCTGCGAGGAAGGCATGCCGGACGTACCCCGTTCCGGCTGGCAAGGTCTGGGCTGCGATAGCCCCTGTGACCGTCATCCGGGCACTGCGTGCCTGGCAACTGTTGATGGCCACATGCACCCGACCATCCTTGTCCCGGTTGTTAAGCGCGTTCTCGAACCACGTAGATCGCTTCTTCTGAGCCGACTTCGCCTTGATGATGGCTTCAGTCAGAGGGTGGTCAATGCTGCTGAGGACCGAGTCATCCGTTGAGAGCTGCCCCTTGGGGTGAGCCTTGCTGGGATTCGTTCTCTTAGTGAGCTTGAACCCCAGTCCCGTCAGGGCCTCGATGATCTGCTCAGAGGAGCCAATGAGGTCAACGCCCCACTCAGCCGCTACGGCCTTCCACTTCGCCTCCTCAACCTTCAGCTCCTCGATACGAAGTCGGGTGTACTCCTCGTCTACGAGATAGCCAGTCCGCTCTATCTGGTAGGTAATCCAGTTGAGTCGGTGTTCCCACCCAATCAGTCCGTAGTGCAGGGACTTCCGCGGGATCAGAGGGAAGAGAATCTTGGTCAGCCGATAGGCGAAGATCGGGTCCATGCCGGCGTAGAGCAAATAGCCCTCATGCTGGAGAGGAACCTTCCTCCACACGGTGTCCTTGTTGACCTTGCCGTAGATACCTTCCTTGAACTCCCTGATGTAGGAGTAGCCTTCGGCCTTCAGCTCCTCCTTGGTGAGTCCAGGACGGTCGGAGAACCGGAACTCCAGGGTCTCCCCGTCCTTGTTCCGGGCCTTGAAGCCCACAACCTCCTTCTGACGGTTCATGTCCTGGGCTATCTCGGTCATTGAGCCCTTGATCTGAGCACCCAAGCCGGCGTCAACGTAGTGCTTCACCAGCTCTTCGAGCTTGAGCCCAACCCCGCCCTCCTTGGTGGCTCTTCCGTCCACCAGGTGAGCCAGGATCTTGGTGTCCCAGGTCTTCTGAACCAGAGGGAAAGGGTCGACACCAAAGTCAGACTCAACAGTGTGAATGTCGAATCCGCGGTTCTGGGCCGAAAGCCTCTTAACTCTGTCCAGGGCAGTCTTCATCGCACCAACGAAAGGCTGACCTAGCTCTACCGGGAGAATCCAAGCCGTGTCGTGGTTGCCGAACTGAGCCAGCCGGCAGTGAAAGCCACCCCCAGCGTTCCACCAGTCCAGTCCCGTGGTCTCAGTGTCGAAACCAAGGAAGTCTTCGTTCTCATTGACGAACTGGTAGAAGCCGGGGAGGTCTTCCGGGGTCTCAACCACGTAGATGCGGACTGGACCCTTAACGTCTGCGTGCAGAGTCTTCAAGAAGACCTCCCCTGTTGAGTTGACCTACTTCATGAAACACCGGGCCGGAACTTCCTTAGCCGGCGCCCAGGACCAGAGGGAACAGGGCCCGGAAGTACGAGCCCAGATGCCTCCTCCAATGACCAGGATGAGAACGGCTACCAGGGCAACGCCCCTGAGCAGATCGAAAACGTCCTGTCGTCGCATCACTCGACCTCCAACGTCTCCAGGAACTTATCCAGCTCCCGTGAGACGATCTCGTCTGATTCGTGATCGTCCACCTGGCCCAAGAACTCCTGGACCTCGTCCGCAGGAACCAGGACTGTGGCCTTGTCGACTCCATTGCTGAGCTGCATAATCACCTCACCGCCACTGACCCCGATGACCAGGTCTCCGAAGCCTTGAAGTCCACCAGGACACGCGAGCGCCTCACGAAGCAGGTACAGAGAGATGTCCCAGGTGACTTCGTCTTCAACGAAGTCGACCTTCACTACCCACGGGTCATCCGGGTTGTAGCGCCATGTCGATGTAACTGGGGCACTGGCGATACCGTTAGTGACTTCACCTTCGATAATCACTCGTCCTCCTCGTACCGCTCCCAGCCCTTACCTTCGTCCGACTTACCGAACCACCAGCGTTCAGCAATGAAGTTCTCGGTACTTTCGAAGCCCGTGACTTCGAGGATGTCTCCTACTTCAACGATTGCGCAGTCAAGTCGATCCTGAAGAATCCGGATCTTGTCGCCAACCTTCAGTGCACTCACTTCTCACTCCCGTAGGGCTCGTCAGAAACGTCCTGGAAGGAATTGGGGGCGATGTCTCGAAGGTGCCCAAGGACCAGGCCGGCGAAGACTTGAATCTCAGCATCAGCGGCTACGTGGTGACGCTTCCCGAGGACATCCCTCCAGGCCCGGAGGTTTCCGGTAACCACCATGTCCACAGGAGCGGCATTCGGAAGGACAGCCCGAGCAGCCTCACGCGCTTGCTTGCGCTTCAGACCCTTCTCCATCAGAGCTTCAACGATGTCGTTGTATGCCTGAATGGCCTCGTCGTAAGCGTGTTCCAGGTCAGAACGACACCATCCCGCAGAGTCCGCCTCAATGGCAGGAGGAAGGACAGGCTTGGTATCTGAGTAGTCCACATACCGCTGAGAGACCACGGAGAAGGAGAGGTGACGGTGTCGAGTCAGCTCAGCGAGGAGAGCCCGAGAGACACCGCGGACGAGGAAGGACACTGAGGAGTGCTCCAGGACGCTGAAGTGTCCCTGGTTCAGGATGTTCTTGAGGTAGCCCTCATTCGTAGCCGTATCCGGGTTCGGGCGGTTGAAAGACTTGAAACAGAGCCGGCCGGCTGACTCCGCAAGAGCATCTGCGCCGTTGGGCAGATCCTCACTAAGCATGTCGTAGGAGTACGCATCCCACATCACTTGTGAATGGACTGCCGTAGAAGCCAGGACATCGACGTGCATTGAGTTCCTCTCAGAGAGAGACAAGGGGCCCGGCTTGGAACCGGGCCCCACAAGGTCTCGAATCAACTTAGACAGCAAACAAAAGGTCAGGCGAAGGAGCCATCCTTCTGCTGCCACAACGGGTCACACTGCTGACCTCGCGGACCGTTGCAGAACATTGCAGTCCAAGGACCCTTAGCCCCAGTACCACTCTTCTGTGTACGACCGTGAGAGCAAGAATCACCGGGAGCGGAGGTCGGGGCCTGGTTGTACTGCACCTGACCGTTCTGGAAGGTGGGCTTCGCGGCGGGAGCCGCGGCCGACTTGGCACCCCCACCGAGGAACTGTCCTCGGGTGAACTCAGCAGCCTGAGCAGTGAACTCGATCAGACCCACGCTCTTCATCGCCAGGAGCAGATCCTTGCCCCGCTGGGCAGTCTCTTCAGCGGATGAGCCGTAGACAGTCGGGGTAAGCCACTCGGCGTCATAGCCGGACGAGGCCTTGAGGGTGAAGCCAATCTTGAAGGGGTTCGGAGCAGCAGAAGCAACAGGCGGAGTGGTCACAGGCGCCTCCTGGGCGGTGGGCTGGGATTCGGGCTGAGCAACATCCCAAGGGCTCTTCTGCCCCCAAGGGTCGGTCGGGTCAAAGTCAGTCACGCTTACCTCCTACTTCCAGTATGACGAATACCGGGTCTCGAATCAACTAAGGGGTCAGTGCTGTGGGTCACACAGGACATGCACCAGAGGCGCACGACTCGTCAAACCCCGTGTCAGTGACCTCGATACCAACCTCTTCAGCACGAGCCTTGTACTCCTCGAAGGCGATCCGCTCGTAGGGAGACTGAGGCATGGACATCTCCGGGAACACGGTCGTCCCCTTCAGATCCGGGAGGTACTCCGCCAGGATGCCGGCCAGGCCCTCTGGCGTGTAGAGAGTCGGGTCCACGTTGACCGTGTAAGACACAGCCTGGTCAGCCCAGTACTTCTGATAGAGCCGCTGGACCTCAAGCATGTCTCGGATCGTCAGATCCCCTGCGTGCTGGAAATACTCAGGGAACTCCAGCTCGGCTAGAAGAGAATCCTTGGTCGGGATCTCCACCACAGATGTGTTCGCTGCATACTGACAAGGAACTACGCGATACCCCTTGCGTCGGTACTCCTCCACCTGAGCCACCTCAGACGGCTCCAGGTCCGAGAATCGTATACGGTGAATGAAATAGTCGCCAAAAGGAACATGAATACCCTCTCCGCTAACGCCGGCCAACTTGCTGGTACTACCAGTCGGGGCGTTGACCCTCTTCTTGATGGGCGGAGGGATCCTGAGCTGGTTGGCGTACTCGGCTGCGGCATCATCCACGGCCTGAGCCCAGGTACGCAGAGCCCTCCCCGGGTAGATCTCGTCAGCGTCGGTGTACCGGATCCCCTGCTTGAAGAGGTAATCAGCGAAACCAAGGTGGCCCACACCGATACGTCGGTAACGAGCAATAGCAGCAGCAGACTTGGGATCAGCGACCTCTGCGAACGTAGCCCTGATCAGGTACCGAGTGATCAACCGATGAGCCTCCACCAGACCCTTAGCGTCCACACTGCCATCAGTGCCGGCGAACGCTGCAAGATTGACTGAGCCGAGGTTGCACGGCTCCCAGGGGGTCAACGTCGCTTCCCCGCATGGATTGGTGGTGAAGGTGCCGTCCACCTCTCCTACCGCGGTGAGAGCCGAGTTCCACACACCAGGCTCTCCGTTGTGAAGCATGCCCTCAGCAATGCGCCGAAGCACTCCCCGAGCGTGGGCGTTGGGGCCGTACTGAGGATCCCCATCCTTACCCACCTCCTCAGGCCTCGACAGGGCCTTGAAGAACTCATGGTCCACCTCAACACTGATGTTGGTGGTCCAGTGACCTCCGCTCTCCTTGAGATGGATGAAGTCAAAGATCAGGTCATCATCCCAACGCATGATGGACATGCGGGCGGAGCGGCGGACACCACCAGAGACGATGCACTGGGCAATAGCGTGGTCGATCCGCATTGCGTCCAGGCCGTTGATGCTGTGAAACATGTAGGTGCCACGGTTGAAGACGCCAGCCAGGACCGAGCCGACTTCCCTCATCATCTCTGCGAAGGGCACCGGGCCCGAAGCAGTGCCCCCGAACGACTTCAGAGGACTGCCCTTGGCACGCACACGGCTTACGTCGTAGACCCGCTGAGTGTGCCGGGTCTTCGGGTCATGAGCTGTACGGATCAGGTCCCCGAGAGCCTCAGCCCAACCCTCTCGGGAGTCCGCCACGGCATAGGCGCCAGCCCAGGTGTACGCGTACTCAGTCGAGATGAGGCCGGTCTCCACCATGTCCAGGTAGTCAGGGTGCGAGGGGTCACAGACGACGTGCACCTGAACCGGGACCTGGACCGCGGGGAAGTCCTCAAGGAACCGCTCCGAGTAGTTCGAGCCCACTCCCCCGCCCTCCGCCAGGCGGAGGAGGGTGAAGGTGAAGTGCTCCTCAGGACGGGCGGCATCCCAGCCGGCCGCCCAGCAGTTGTTCAACGCAAAGTCATTGACACCCGAGGACTTGAGGTGTCTACCAGCCGGCAGGATCTTGAAGCCCTCGATCATCTCAATGAGGGCCTCCCGCTCACCCTCCTCGATGTACCGAGTCTCAACGAGCTTCAGGTTGCCGTCCACCACACGACGAACAGTCTCAGGCCACGTCTCCTGGCTACCGTCCGGCTTCGTCCTGCTGTACGTCCTGAGGTAGACCTGCCGTGCAGTGTCAGTACGGAACTCCGTCATGCAATCACCTTCCAGTTCGGATGTTGCGGTTCATGATCTGAGTCAGGGAATCCACAGCCCGGTATGAGGCCCGACGCTCGTTGTCGTCCTTCGGGGGCAGGCCGTAGATGAAGACCCGCTGAACGACCTCCTTGTAGCCCTGGGAGAGCTTCTGAATGCCCTTCGAGGCATCCATACGAGCCGTAATGATGTTGTCCGAGATCCGAGCCTGAGTCAGGTCGTCCTTCTTTCCAATGACCTGCCCTATCTCCTCGTCGGAGTAGACGAACGAGCGCAGAGCGATACGGACTTCATCAGGGGTGTAGAAGTACTGATCGTCCATCAGGTCATAGTGGTTGCGCTCCCTGGCGGCGTATCGCCGGCCAGCGTTCCAACAGATCTTCCGGAGAAGGTCAGTGTCGTCCTTGTGCTTCTCGATGATGTGACGCTCTTGCAAGAGATGAACCATAATCTCCTGCTTCACGTCATCGGCCTCAACAACTGACCACTTCTCCGAGATCTCGTAAGCCACCTTGCCCGCAATGGCAATGATCGGCTCCCAGTCGAACTGCTCGCTCACTCGTCCTCCTTGTAGACCTCGGGCTTACCGTCGTATTCCACAGAGGACCAGTCGTCCCCGAGGTCAACCTTGGAAGCACACTGATGGCAGAGACTTACGTAGACCTGCTCTTGCGCCAACTCACCAATGACTTCCGGATCAGTCTCTTCAGTTTCGACATAGACCGCAGTGTTGACCCAAGTGGTAAGCGGCACCGAATACTTAGGCATCAGCTCTCCTCCTTCACGGGCTTCCACTCCGTGGTGACCACCTGGACCTGTTCCACCTCAACGGCCTTGATGCGGTTCTCGTAATCCCAGAGATCAACGCCGCCTTCCTGCATTTCCGTGGCCGGCCAGTCGTAATAGACTCGGTACGCCTTGCCGTCGTCCGGGGCCCGAAAGACAAACTCGTAGACATTGCTCCACCGGGTGGTGTCGTATATCTCGCAGTGAAGCTCTTCCGCGGTTCCCTCGTCACCCCCGCACTCATGAGGGACACCCATCTCTTCAAGCTCGTCCCGCGTAAAGACCCGAGCCTTGAAATTCGGTGCAGAAGCCATCACTTCGCCCCCCGAATCTCGATACCAGACAGACGCTTTCCACTGCGGACCCACTTCCCGCAGTCTTCACAGCGGTACTGCTGGAAGGCAGACACCTGCGTATAGGCAATCCCGCGCTTCTTGAGGTTCGTCCCGCCACAGTTCGTGCAGTTGTCCTCATCGCCCTCCTGGTAAAGACCATGGGACGGGTGAGAGCTGATCCACGGAAGCAGTCGGTCATAGAGCTGCTCAGTGATCACAACGTCCTGGACGTTGTACTTCTTCATCTCCTCCCAGGCCTGGAAGTCCCCAGCCATGCACTTGACCCAGAGCTGATGACCGGCATGGGAAACCTTGTGGTCCAGGCCGAGAGCCTTGGTGACGTAGTCGAGCTTGTTGCTGGGGAACCGGAACTGCTTCTTGACGACCTTCAACAGGTCGATCTGAGCGTAAGGAGAAGGAGGCGTCAGACCCGACTCAACGAACTCCCGGTTGAGGTGCGGGATGTCAAACCGTTGTCCGTTGTAGTGGATAACGGTGTCTGCCTGGTCGAGAAGCTCATGAGCCGTCTTAACCATCGTCTCCCTTCCGTGGTGGAAGGTGCTGAAGAACATAGGCTTCTCGTAGTGCTTCCACTTGGCGGAGAAGCACATGACTTCACCCGACTCAAGGAGCTGAGACAGGCCAACGTTCTGCTGCCAAAGGCCCCAGACGTGCGCCAAGTTGGGGCTGGTCTCGATGTCAAGCGTCAAGAGTTTGATGATGCCTCCAGGTATTCAGCCGCACGCCTAAGAAGCGACGGATCGTCATTCATCTTTCCGATGCTCGTGTTGCAGTTGAAACAGAGGAGACCCCGGACTCTGCCAGTCTGATGACAGTGGTCAACTGCGAACTTCCCCCAAGAACTCTCTGGCGCCTTGCATATAGCGCAGGCTCCTTTTTGAGACTGCATCAGAGAGTTGTAGTCCTCTGTGGTGATCCCGTACTTCCACTTGAGGTAGGCATTGCGCTGAGAAGCCCTGGTCTGCTCTCGGTTCGTCTTCCGATACTGCCGACTCTTCTCGTTACACCTAGCTCGGTATTCGGGGTCTGACTGACGCTTCTCCTTGGCTCTCTTGCTCTGACACTCCTTGCAGTGACCGTGCCTTCCGTCCTTCTTGCTTCGGTCAACAGAGAAAGCCGTCTCGTCTTTCAGCACCCCGCACTTCGTGCAGGGCTTCATGAACCACTCTCCTTCAGGTGGGCCAGGAAGGCTTCACCAACGTATTTCGTGTAGACGGGCGGGATGCATTCCCGAATCCCTTCGCGCGTCATCCACGGAACTCCCATGTCCTCGCGGATGTACTCGGTACCAGAGAAGTGGCCAACGGCGTGATACCAGTCACCAGGCTTCAGCCGGCGCCCCATCTTCACTGTCCTGTGCAGGTGTTCGGGCTCTTCTGGCTGCTCAAGAACAAAGCCGTTGCCTGTCTCAAAGAGCCGATGCCGATAGGTGTGGAGACCAGGGAACATCGCCCCGCAGAGAGTTACCGGATCCTTCATAGCCCAGCGGGCTTCCTCAACGTTCTCGATGACGTAAGCAACGCCGATCTCTTCGAGGATCTCCCGGAGAGGCTCAATGAGAAGCGGGTGGTCGTTGCCTTGGATCTGCTGGGTTATGGAGTAGCCTTGACAGGGAGGTGAGCCGTGGATTAGCTTGACGTGCTTCCTGATCCAGACCTTGTTAGCCCGAAGCCACTCAAGGGCGTCCTGCTGAATGAACAGCCATCCCTGATCCGCATACCGCGGCTGAGGCATGCGGTCCACTCCCGCAAGGACTTTCAGGCCCGCGTCCTCGTAGCCCTTGGTTGCAGCTCCCTGGCAGCAGAACAGGTCTACAAAGGTGGCCTTATCCAACGGTCCCCCCAAGACGACGAATCTCCCGCTCGATGTACCAACGGGCCTTCTGGAGATCCTGAATCGGGTCATCCGACTTCAGGTCGGCACGCCAGACGTACTTGGTGGCATTACCCAGGTTGAAGTTCATGTGCTCAGTGACCTGAATGCACTCGACGCCCGAGGGGTGCGAGGTGTAGTGGCTGGGATGATTCACCACATCTTCAGGTCTCGAATCAACTTTGACCTCAACAAAAGAGGCCTCGTCCAGAGGCTCAGCCGAGAGAGCGTCGTAGATGTGCTCGAACTCCAGCTCATCCGGCCGGAAACTCGCCTGAGCATCGTCTTCAAAGACGACTCTGACGGGCAGTGTCCTGCCGTCCTCCGGATTCGCTACCTGGCCCTTCCGGAAGAGCCAGAAGCCCCCTCCGATTTCGTCACTGACGACCACCACACGATCACCAACGCTGAACTTGCTCATGCGTCCACCTTCCGAAGCTCAGAGAAGAGGAACAGGGTTGGAAGTCCGTTTCCCTGATCCTCGTCCAGCAGAAGAATTGCGTAATCACCCTCATGTTCATCCCAGCCAACCCGCAGCACCTCCCCGAGGTGTCCGTTCAGTTCGTCATCTGTCTCGGAGATGACTCGGTCACCAACTTCGAACATCACGCCTCCAGACCAAGCAGTTGTCGAATGAATCCGTCACCGAACTGGCGACGTAGAGAGTCCGGGTCTTCCCCTTCAGGGAGTTCGATGGGGACTCCGTTGGGGAGTCGCTCAGCAAGCTTCTCCGTCATCTTCCTGCCGGCCTCGTCTCCGTCTCCGAGGATGAACACCCGCTCGTAGCCGGCGAAGGCCCTATCGAAGTGGTCCTTCCAGGCACTCACACCCTGGAGAGCGACCGAGGGAATGCCGTCCAGGTCCACGGCCCAAGAGGAGAACTCCCCCTCGATGATGGCCACATGAGGACTGGACACGATCAGAGCCTCAGTGTTGTACAGCCGCGGGTGATCTCCGGGAAGGGACTGATACTTCCCGTGCCCCTGGTGCTGCTCCTTCTCTCCCTTGAGGAAGAAGTACTCACCGTCCGAGTCCCGTACGCACTCGTCCTGGATGCACCGGAACCTGACCGTGGCCACCTTGTGCGGTCCACCCGCCGGCCGAAGGTACGGAAGGACCAGGTGATCCCTGTATCGCTCATGACCCGTTCTGGCCGAACCGACGTATCCGGGGAGCCACCTGTCCGCGCCCTCGTCCAAACCGCGGGCGGTCAGGTACTCCTCTGCTGGGCTCCCCCTGTACTGGCTCTGATACAGCTTCGCTGCGTCCACCGAACCGGGCATCTGCCCATTCGAGCGCTTCACGGAAGCCGATCCCCTCCTCTCGCATGATGACTGACCAGGAATCCTCGGAGATGTCGCATGCGTGACACTTCCAACGGTTGGCCTCGATATTCACTGAGGCACTGGGACGGTCCTCTGCGTGGAGAGGACAGAGAATCTTCTGCCAAGTTGAGTTACAACCAGGCCCGAAGGAGAGCCCTACTTCTGGATAGAACTCCTGGAAGACCTCAACAATGGAGGGCTTAGGCCGGGTCGACTCGGACCAGTTCCCGCGTGCCATCCGTGTTCTCCCGGTAGACGTTGACGGGGAAGCTGTACTCACGGTCGAGCTGCTTCATGAACTCGTGATTGCCGATCCACTCACGGGAGTTAGAGACGTCCATCAGTCGATGTCCTTTCGGAAGTCCTTGTGAAGCCGCACTCCGAGGTGTTGAAGAGCGGGAGGGTTTTCGAGGTACGCCGCACCGCGGCGAAGGGTGTCGGGGTTGTCCCGAGCTGCTGTGAGAAGACGGCCGTTGCAGAGCCGACAGAGGAGGCCCCGGGCTCGTCCGGTCTTGTGACAGTGGTCAACGTTCAACCTGTACTTGCGGCCCTGGCCGCAGATGGCGCAGACACCGCCCTGAGCTGCGAACAGTTCCTCGTACTCACCGGCCTCCAGGCCGTAGACGTCCTGCACGCGGTTGGCATGGGATGCCTTGCTCCTGGACCGCTTCCGACAGTCGGCACAGATCCGGCCCCGCGGAGTGAAGAACCTGAGAGCCCGGTTCTTCGTGCACCTCGTGCACTTCCGAGTCCTAGCGGACACTGGGGTCTCGAATCAACTTACGTTCCAAAAAAAGAAGCCGGCTCTCGTTGAACGCGGCTTGGAGCTGACCGAGGAACTCAAGGAGTCCCATCTTCTTCCGAGACGTCACCCCCTGGTCCAGAACCAGGGTCTTGTAGCCCCCCTGGAGGTACCGGAGGAGGACTTCCCCGAGGAGCTTGACGTTCAGCCGGCGAGGGCTCGTGATGCGGAGATAAATGACCGCTCCGTCCGCCGTGATGTCCCTCTGGAGACCGAATCCGTTGCTCTTGCTCTTCGCCTTCATGTTCATAACTCCAGTATGGATGTTCGAAGGTCTCGAATCAACCTTGTGGGGAAGTTGTGAAGGGTGTTCTAGATCACTCCACAACCGGAACCATGTGCGTCTCATACGCCATGTCATCTACGCCTCTGCCGTTCCTGACGACCCAGAAGACGTCCTTCTCGAAGTCCCAGAAGGGGCCGGCCATCACCTCGAAGGACTCCCCGGGATTGCTGTGTTGCATCCCCACACTCTGACCCACCGCGAACTTCGGAGCAGGCTCCAGGTCCACGGCCCACACGACGGACGAACGGTTCTCAGATGAGCCGCTGAGCCACTTCACCAGGTACGCATCCCGATCAGATACCGCAGTGACGGGACCGAACTGCACCTCAGCCAGATCCCCACCGTGCGCAAAGACGGCCTTGTCCCCCTGCTTGAACATGCCTGTTCCTCCTAGAAGTTGATGCCCATCATGCTCTCGTGGTCCTTCAAGCGGAGCGTCTGACTGTCCAGCTCCAGCTTGGCGAAGGTATTGCCCGAGGCGTCTGCAAAGCCCTCACGGTTCTTCACAGGCGAGATGTTCAACACCCGGTTCATGTCCTGCTCATCCGGGTCCCGATGGATCGTCAGAATCAGAGACGGCACGCGGCCGATTTTGCCTTTGACTCCACTCAACGGAATCGGCTTCAGTCCATCCGAGTGTTCCCCCGTGACATGGTGGAGAGCCATCACATGTGACTCGGTCTCCCTCGCCATGTCGTTGAGGTACTCGCACATACCCTCCAGCCCAAAAGTGAAGGACTCAGCGTCGGAGGCCCCTCCGGTGTCAACGTTGGTGATGTTGTCGACGACACAGAGGTGTGGGTAGCAGCCAAAAACTTCGTAGTAGATCTCCAGATCGGCTTCCATGTCCTGAGGAGTGGGCATGGCCTCGTAGGACATGCGGATCCACCACTTGTCACCAAGGACTCGTTCGTATTCCCCGAACTTGTCCTCCAGGAGCGCCTTCTTGACGTTCCGGACATCGTCCCCCGTGAGGATCGACGTAGCCCGACTAAGCTGTGTTGCAGCGTTCGAGTCCGCGGACCAGTACATAACCGGCATGGACCCGTGAAGGGCGAGGTTCAGCGCCAGGAGCGACTTGCCCGTACCCGGGCCGGCCGCAGCAAGGGACAGCTCACCGCGGCGGAACTCGACGTCTAGCTTTTGAAGTGCTTTGGACGGGTTGGGGATTGGCTCACCTGCTGAGCCCTTGATGCGCGCACTCTGGACGAGTGAGTACATCAGCCTCCTTCCAACGAGAAGGGGCCCGGTATCTGCCGGGCGCAAGGTCTCGAATCAACTACGAGGTCAAAAAAGGAGGGTCAGTCGTGAGAGTAGTACTCCACCTCGATACCGTCCTTCCGGACGGTCACAAGAGCGTGGTCACCGAAGTTCTTCAGGAGGACATTGTCAAAGGCACCAGACTGAAGGGCAGAGTCAAGAGCCTGGCACCGGTTGTAGCGGTCCTCATCCGGACCCACGTAGCGCTCATTCACGTACTTCTGGGCCTCTGCGTCCCAGTCCTTCTTCACCGTGCCAAGGCTCGGGTGATAGTCCACGTTCAGGCTGTAGCCATCCTCGTACTCATCCCCGTACTCGTCAACAGCTCCCTCAGGCTCAGCAGTCGTCCGAACCCAAAGGTCGTGAACCGAGAACTCACACACGTCGCCATCAGCGAAGTAGGGCGTGTACTGGGACCAACCAAAGCGGGTGATGGTCGGGTCATCAACGAGAGCCTGGAACAGGGGAGCAAGCTCCTCAATAGGCTTCTGGTCAGTACGGGTTGATCCCTCGGTGATGTCACCAGACACGGGCATACCGAGGAAGTTGGTGTCAGTCGTCATGCTGAAGCCTCCGTAGGCTGGTTGAGGAGAAGGGTGGAGAGAGGAACTTCCTTGCGCTGAGAACCGGACATCCACTTCTCAACAGGAGTGTTCTTGAGGTAGTCAGCCGGCGACGGCAACCACCCCAGGTCTTCGATGATGTGCCGTTCGGCCACGAGCCGAGTCGGGACCTGCACAGTCCGGTTGCCCTTGACCACTTCGAGGACTGGACCGAACTTCTGCTGAACCAGCCACACACCAAGGGTGTGGTGGTAGATGGCCCGATGGCGGACATCCCCGATGATCTGCTTGGAGCTATCCAAGTACTCTTCGATGGGCAGGTAGTCCTCAGGCTCACCTCCCCACTTCCGTGCCGCAGACTGAGCATGGTTCCAGGAGTTCACTTGGGCACCTCGTACGGGTCTATCTCGTCAGCAGCATCGTGCTTGCCCTCGTTCCAGGCATCCACGAACTCAGGACGGAGAACGAAGCCGTCAGGACAAGCCGGCTCCAGCATCCGGACCTTCCTTGCCATGGCCCAAGCGAAGTCATTGATCAGTTCTTCAGCCTCATCCTGAGGGATCCACTGCCGAAGCTCGTTGATTAGCTCATCCCGCTCCTTCACTCGGACTCCTCCTTGAACCCACCGCGGGCAACAGCCCGACGAACAGCAGCGGCCTCGTGCTCCCAGTAGGACTGGGCATCCTCAGGCAGCTCAGACCAGGCACGGCCCCACAGGGGACTTTCGGTGGCATACCGATTGAACAGCCACTCAGGAAGTGTTTCCTGTTTAGGCATCAGAACTTCCCTTCAGAGGAGTCTCTTCCGGCTTTGAGATGAAGCCGAGGACGAAGCCAACAGCCAGAGTGACGACCACGATCAGACCAATCAGCACTTCTGGGCCTCCGCCCTGACGATGTCTCGGGCATCAAACATGCCGGCGAACCAGTCACTTCCCTCAGGAAGTGTCCCAATACCCTCGTAAATCTTGTCTGCGAGACCCTTGGTGTGCTCCTCCAGAGCCTCGTCAACCAGCCGCTCCGCTTCCTTGCGGATGTCGTCCAGCCGGCCAACTCGGGTCACAGCGAGGGAGTTATAGAGGGTTGAGACCAGAGCATCCTTGGAGCTAGCCATTCGGGACCTCCGGGTCGATGAAGTCCGCGGATGCGTTGCAGTCGCTCATGTGGTCGTCAGTGAAGTCCCTGAGTTCCTCAGAGTTGCGAATTCTCTCCGCAAGCTCGTGCGCATGCTCACCAAGCAGTTCCGTGGCTATTTCGTCCAACGTCACCGTGTCGTCCGGCCACATGTCATTGATGACGAAGTCACTGGTGTTCTCCAAAATCCTCAACAGCTTTTCGTGGACGCTCACGTCAACTCCTGGGCGTGTAGGGAGGATCGACCTTGGTGACCTGAGTCGTAGTCACGAACTGGAAGACCTCGTAGAGGTCTGGATTCTCCGAGCGCTCCCAGTAATCGAGATCGTTCCAGGCCTGTTGAGCCGAGTCCTTGAACCCTTGCTTTTCCCCGCGGCGCCGAGCTTCCTCGAAGCTGTCACCGGCCGCGTAGACCGTCTCCGTCTCGGAGTAGCTAACCTGCTTCACTTCTCCCCCAAGTGCTTGAAGTACTCGTTGATCAGAAGCTCTGCGACATCCATAGCCCGTTCACGTGGGACCTCGTGATGAATCGAGAGGTAGGAAACGATCAGAGCCAGCGCCAGGGACGGAATCTTGTCTGCATCCTCCTCAGACTCCTCAGACAGGCCCTCACCCATCCCCACCATGACCATTGCGCAGGCCATTCCGACCTCATCCATGGCTTCTTCCGTGAGGACCTCACCCCGCTTGTTCCGGATCACTTCATCTCCTTGGGTCTCGAATCAACTTAATGGGTCAAGGGAAGGGGCCCCGACTGCGGGCCCCTTCTCCCTCTACTTCCAGTATGGCACAGGCTAGGTCTCGAATCAACTAACTAGACCGAGAGGCTTAAGTCACTCGTCATACGAGGGCTCAATCTCTCCGTCGTCACAGCAGATCGAAGTCTCATCCTCAACCTCTTCGCCGCATCCGTTGCACCACCAGTAGACCGGTTCCTTCTCTTCCGTCATGCCCCCAACCTACACGCCTTCAGGTCTCGAATCAACCTAGCGGGAACGAGAAAATCTGCATGCGTGGCTCACGTCGCAGAAGTTGCAGTGGAAGCCCGTCTTGGCCTCAAAGCGGCCGGCCTTCACGCCCTGGTCCATCTCCACGTACCGAGCTGCAACCTGCTCCTCGGTCACCTCAGAGAGGTCGACAGGCTTCGAGAGGTTCCCGGTCTTACCCAGGTACCAGTCACCCCGGTTGACCGTCACACCGAACGTCTTCCTCACAGCAACGGCGTAGGTCTGCAACTGAAACTCGGACTTGGTCGACCCCGTCTTGAGGTCCCGAACCCTCACAGATCCGTCCTCCTCTGAGATGAGTTGGTCAATGTACCCGCGGACGGCTACACCTCCGAGATCCACCTTGAAGTAGAGCTCCAAGCCCTGTGTGGGGTTCGTGGGAGCGTCGGCAATGTCGTAGCCGTTCCACCCCTCACTGTCCAGCCAGATGGCCGGCTGATGCTCGTTGGACCACTCCACGTATCGGGCTACCTGCTTCTGGCCCAGGGCGTAGCGCTCCTCGATGTCCTGGCCGGCTGGCTTCTTGCTGGCAGTGAGCCACCGGTTGAGGTCTGGCTCCTTGTCCAGAGCCTTGTTCACCAAAGCCGAGTACTGGTCAGAGAAGAGCTGGACCATGTCGTCCGAGGAGTACATCCCCATGCCCTTCTCGAACTTCTCCGCGGCGGAGTGGAACGCCGTGCCCTGGAAGCTCCAGGCAGCCGGCCGTGGTACCACCCGCTCCACTCGCTGAAGGTAGAACTGCCATCCACACTTCTCGTACTGCTCCGTCTGGGAGACGCTCCTGGGTTGCGTCTCGATGTTGCTGCTCATCTGTCCTCCTGGTCTAGACACGAAAAAGGACCATGCCGCTTCCTGACATGGCCCTACCGCTTGGGATGCTCACCCTCCATAGACAGTCACCACATGGAAGGAGGTGCTCCCGGGGAACGCTGGGTGTGCCTTCTCGTACCACTCTCGTTCAACAACACAGTCCGCCAGACTCTTCCCCAACTCCCCCTCCAATCTTCGGAGTTCGTCTACGTCTTCCTCGTCCATCATGTTGGTGATGACCAGCATGAAGTACTGCTGAAACGGTTCTCCCGTTACCTTCGTGACCAGGAGGGCTGAGGTCTCGACCCACGTCGTAGCGGCATCGATCCTGCCTTGGCTGATCATCCCGAGTGCGTCTTGCGGTGACTTGCGAGCCTCAGCAGACGTGATCAAACGGAGCACACACCCTCCCCCATGTCGAGAGCGAACTAGCAAGCGCGTTCACTCCTTGGCCAGAAACATACACACGCCCTTCACACTTCAACATCCCCGTGAACGTGACCGTCATCACCGGATCCTTTGCCTCCACTTAGGCAACCCTTTACAAAACAAAAAGACCCCCTGGTCAACAGGGGGTCTTCGCAGGTCAGAGGCCTTAGTCGTGCAGTGCCTCAGGCAGTTGTAGAGCTTGTTTCAGGTTCTCGTCAGGGAAACCTAGCTCCTCAGGCCAGTCGATAACAAGGTTACCGTCCCGTTTCTCTCGTGGCCTGTAGTACCACCCTTCAGGCCTGTCAGGGTCGTAACAGAGGACGATGCCCTCCCTGCGGATCCGCTCTTCCCACACCCGGGCCCGGTGGAGCTGATCTTGACTGAGGGTCTTGTCGCCCAGGCGCCACCTCAGCCACTCCTTGAGGCGCTTGGCGCTGTACCGGTTGTGGTGTCCCGTACCCCGCAGCGGAGCCCAGATCTTCCATCGCACCGCGAGGTAATCGTTCACCTGTGCGGATACGGGGCGGACGCGTTCGTGCTTGACCAGCCGCTTGTTCACTGCTTGAGGGGAGGCACCGTACTCAGCGGCGATCTCTGCATCAGTGAGCCCCCGATGCCGCATCTTCAACAGCTCGTAGTCCGAAGGCAGCTTACTCACGGGCATGTCATGTCCTTTTCCCTGGGGGGTGCATGAGTGGCCCTCTCCCCCAAGCCGGCTGACTCGGCGGTAAGGCCACACTATCCAAGAACGAGCTTGGTCAGGTCTCGTTTCAACGTGTGACGTAGGTCTCACGTTGACCCGGATTGTTGCGTTCCCCTCAGTAACCCCTTGCATACATCTACGCGCCTACCGAGGCCTCACGCCAACCCACTGCACTGACACCCCAGCAGCCACACGAACGCCCTGCATACAGGCACGCAGGGCCTCCTATCGGGGACTCTAGGGCAGCGGTTAACCCTTGGCCAACGGAGATGTTCAGATCCAGCCATCAGAGGTGTGATCTGGGTCTCACTTCTTCCTTGGCTGTCACAAACCGCTACCCAGTGACACCGACGTCTATAGTGAAGAGAGAAAAGAAAGTACTTAGTAAGTACCTGGTTCATTAGGAACCAGGTTGACACGAGACCTAGGTACTAGTTACACTAGAATCGAGAGAGTAGTTAGTGAGTCTCCTTGAAGAGACTCGCACTTAGTTTCCTTCTTGTTGATCTCCCTGTTGAGTAAGTGGCGAGACCTTAAAAGGTCTCGCCTTTTCGTTTCCAGGTCCCAGAGGTCCAAGGAGGTGGTTGGCCCCGGCTGCCAGACAAGAACCCAGCCGGGGCCCAAGATTTCTTGGGGGTGCACGGTGCCTAGAGCCGCATCCATCTGCCTACGAGCCAGATGCACATCCAAGACGTTCCGGGATGGTCGGTGCAGAGACCACCAGATCCGGAAGCCCTGGCAGAACACTTCTGCCAGGAACCAGAGCCGACCAAGCAACTGGGCTTCCATCAGGGCCCAGGTGTTGGCCCGGGACAGGTTCACCTGCCAGAGCTGCGGAGCGAGATCCGAGCTGGAGGTTGACCACCTGGTCCCGGTTGCCCGGGGTGGCTCCTGGGAGTTGGACAACCTCTGGGCGCTATGTGCTCCCTGCCACAAGTCCAAGACGAGGAAGTTCGGCTAAGCAGTAGACCGCGGTTCACAACCTCTGCACGTGGGTCTCGTCCAGTGCACGTTTTCAGTCTGGCCGCGGTCGGCCCTCGGTAGCTCAGCTGGTCAGAGCGCCGCCCTCATAAGGCGGAGGTCGCTGGTTCAAGTCCAGCCTGCGGGACAAGCGCGTTCGGTCAGCGCGCAACTACAGAAGTACTGGCCGGCTTCCTTGGTAGCTCAACGGTAGAGCGCCCCTACCCGGGTCTTGTAACGGGGAGGTTGCGGGTTCAAATCCCGTCCAGGGAACCATTTAGCTCTTCGCGCCAATCACAGAACGTGAACGGACACCTT